GTAGCACTTATGTTTATAGAATGTCTGCGTAAGCCAAGAACCACTGTACTTTATATTGGTGAAACTATGGAATTGTCAGAGGCACTTGTTGATAAGGCAGCTAATGATATTATAGACATATGTGGTTTGCGAAATAAACGTGGCATGCGTTTTGATTGGCGTCATTTTGATAATGGCTCTAAGATAGTCATACGTGGTCTTTCTAATACTAAGGACCCAGACCAGATTCGTGGTAAAGCAGCTAAGGTAATTGTTATAGATGAGTTCTTCCATCTTAAATCAGAACTTCTTGAGTATATGCAGAGGGAAGTTCTTGAACCTATGCAGATGGACTACGCTGATGATTACACCTTTGTTTGTGCAGGTACACCACCACAGATTAAAGACACTTATGGTGAAAAGGTATGGAAGACTTGGGATGTTCCACATTTCACATGGACTTGGCGTGATAACCCACATCCTGTATCACTTGAAGAGAGAACAGCCTTTGTTGAACAGAAACTTAAAGATAAGGGGCTTGATTGGACATCTTCTTTTGCACGTCGTGAATACAATGGTGAATGGGCCTATGATGATGACCTTCTTCTTTATCCAGAGTATCATACATGGAATAAAAATGTAGCAATGCCTAGTATACAGCCTTCACGCATTATATTTGGTATAGACTATGGTGTTGGTGATAATGATGCCATTTGGGGTGCCCTTTGGAATGATGATGAAGGACGTGGCTATCAAATATATGAAGCTAAGTTTAATAGACTTGATATAATGAATCTTGGTATATCACAGCTTGAATACCTTGGTGAAAAGGTTCTTGAAGCTTGGCGTATAGCCCTTGACTACTTCAAAGACTTACCACTTAAAGAAGCTAATAAGCGTATTCTTTGGGATGCAGATGATAGTGACCAGCATGTTACTGACTACTTTAATCTTAAACTTCATCTTGATGGTGAAGGTTATGAAGATTTGAAATTGAACATCTGTAATGCACATAAGACTGATAAATCCATAATGTTTGACAGAATTAGGGATACACTTAGACGTGGTGACCTCCTTATTATGGAAGACAGTAAATGTGAACATGAATTGAAATCTACAATCATTAGACGTGGGCCTAATGGTGAGATTTATAAAGAAGTTGATGATAAAGTATTCCATCCAGACCTATTGCCACCTATGAGGTATGCAATGTGGAATGTAATTGGATTCTAATGGAGGTTTTGAAATGATTGGAAAGATTAAGCTGCCTTTTTCTTCGCTTAATAAGAAAGGTTTTTATAGTCCTGGCTATGGAGTTGTATCACCTTATGTTCCGCTTAGTTTAGCTTTATATGATGATGAAGGTAATCTTTATGAAGATTATGATAAAATAAGTTTACCTGCTTTAGCTTATTTTACAAAGTATAATATTCCTGCAGCAGCCGCTTCAAAAGATGAGGATATTAGGTATGACACAGAGATTACTGATATACCTAGACTTAATTCAAAGTCACCTTATAAATATGCACATTATGGTTGGGGGCCACATGGTTTGCAGCCTATTGGTTACAGTACTGATGGCGAAAAGGATTTTGGTGTAGATGCAACAGGAAGACCAAGGCAGGCTTTTGTAAGGGAATTGCCAGATGATTTTTTTGATGATGAAGGTGGAGATTCACTAAGGAATGAAAAGAAAGCTGCAAGAGCTAGTGCCTTGATGAATACTATACTTAACAGTGGCTCAATGGATTTTAATCCTATTTTTGCAGATAAGCTTAGGTATAATGACTTTTCATGGTATGATGGTGTACGTGATGATAAAGGTAATTTGAGAGTAAATCCATGGCCTACTGACCAGTGGATACCAGTCATAGATGAAAAGACAGGCCTTCCAAAGCATCGTCCAGATGGTTCAATTATTCATAAGCCTTCATTTAGGCGTGAGAATATCCCTAGTCTTAACTTCAATCATCCTGTGTATAAAACAGATAATCTAGAAGATTTTATAAATAAATATTATGATAATTTTAGGTCTAAATCAAATAATCCTATTGAAGATTGGTTAAGCTGGGGTACAGCACCAAGGTCGGCAGATTATACAGGCAATATTGCTATGCATAAGCAGCGTTATGATAATGATTATAAGGAAGAAGAAGACCCAATGAATTGGTTCATGTATTATGCACCAATAGCTGCCAACAATAACTTTGACCTTGATGCTCTTAAACTGAAAGATGATAAGTATAACTTTGGCAATAGGAGAGGTATACAGTCTGGTTACTTTACTGATTCTGATTTGGATGCCAGTCAATATCTTGATAAATTGGTAGACTATGCAATTCAATCAGACAATGATGCTTACTTTAGAAAAGCTATGAGTGTAGCTCGTAAATATGGCTTTGATGAAGAAGCTTTAGCTAAAAGATTACGTGCAAAACATGCGCAGGAAAGAGTTGTCGAGGATTGGATAACACAGGCCAAGGAAGAAAGGAATGACCCATATAATAAGGCTAAAGCACAGGCCGAGAGATTAAATAGATATAATACTAAAGGTAGAGGTGCTATAGTTATTAACAAGATAAACCCAGAAGATGCTACAGCTTCCAAAGGACAGGACACTTGGCAGTATATAAAGAACCTTGTTAAACGTCCATTTAAGCGTCCAGACCTTTCACCAAAAGCTGCTGCTGCACTTCAAAAAGCAAATATTGGTCCAGAATCAGAAAAGGCTATACGTGACTTTATTAAGAATTATGGTTTTGAGCATTACTCATTCCTTGAAGATGATGATGATAAGATGCTTAAAGTTGTAAATGATTATCTTGATTATCATAATGACCTTAAGCATAGGAACAGACTTATAAGTACATTAGCTGACCCATCAACATCTACTGTTGAGCCTGAGGATATTAATCCTTTTGAGGAAGAAAAGACAATTGTTTCCATAACACCAGAATTAAATGAAAAGTCTAAGAAGGCCTTTAAGGAAGCAAAGAAATATCTTTGGGATAACAGACGTGCTGAAGCTGCTAAAAAAGAAGAGGAACTTAAAGAGGCTGAATCCAAAAACTTTGACATTTATAGTAATGACCTTGAAAAAGAACATAAAGCACATGAAGACCAGGAATCTAAAGAAAAGAATGGGCCATATAAGGATTATGACCTTCGTGAAGACTGGAAACAGTGGAAGACTAATAATAAGTGGAATAAGGGATTAGGCTTTGATAAGGAGTGGGATGATGAAGAAGAGGACTAAAAAGGTAAAAAAAGTAAAAGAGCCTTCTATGCTTAGAAAAATAATAGCTGTTTATTATGAACAGCACTTAGCTAAGAAGGCTGAAAAATACCTTACAAAGCAGGTTTGGTCAATAGACTTTTTGACCAAACTTTTGCAGCGTGCAGCTAATGCGTCTAAGATGGAAATGCAAATGACCATAACTGATAAACAAGGTGTTACATTAAATGTGCAGGCTTTACCAGTAAGTTCTAAGCAGGTTGTAGATGATGATATTTTTAACCACCTTGATAATGATTTGGTTGTAGATGCTTTTATTAATAAACATACAAGGAGCTAATTATGGTTAAATGGAGCCATGATAAAGTACATGATGAATATAGGCCTACATTATATCCTGGTGAATCTGCTGTGGATTGGAATATACCAGAGGAAATAGCCAATGATTATCATAAGCTAAATGCCAGGATAGAAAATAAGTATTCAAAAGAGTTCCTCAAAATATGTGCCTTCTATAACAAAATGTTTCCATCGCTTAAAACAAGTGATTGGAATACCTGTTCATATAATGCTCCACCATTTACAGCTATGGACCAGGAGCGTACAGACACAGGTAATGGTACAAATTATAATTATTTGAAGCAGATTGTTGACCAGTTGACCTCTAGACTTGGAACTATATCCTTTTTACCAAAACTTCTTGCAGAAGAACAGTCTTATGAATATATTATTTATAAGGATGAAGTTGAACGTGTTCTTCGTATGCTTATACAGGATGATAAACTTAATGCAATTTGTATACAGGCTTTTCATAATGCTGCTGTACTTGGTTATAGCCATGTGTTTATTGACCCATATACAGGTAGCATTATAAAAGCTAATGATTATGAACTGGCTACTTTTGATGGTCAGTTTAATCATGGACATATAAAACAGATGCTTTACAGGGATTATGCTTTCCCTGTTACAGATACCTTTGTCTATATCAATGAACTTGAAGAAGATGATTTGAAGAAGGAGATACTTGAAAGCCTTTCTGGTAGGATTGATGTTGATTTTACAATGTACTTTGACTGTATAGAACATAAGTGCTATGTAACAATTAATGGTAAAACCTTGCCACCTAAAGAATATCCATTTGATTATGTTCTTATGACTACATTCCAATGGGACACTGCTTTTGCACAGCATATGACTTCTTCACTGTTTGATTTGCTTTATCCTATACAGAGGGAAATAAATCGTATAGCTGCTAAGAAACAGCAGATTATAAGAAACTATAAAGGTTCAGTACCAGTCTTTAACTCTGATGTAGACCTTTCTATGAAGGCAATATCTAATGGTTCTGGTGAGGCTTTATTTATAGATTCTACTAGAAGTACAGCTGAACTTATGACTGTTATTAATCCTACGCCACTTGACCCAAGCCTTGATACAGAAATACAGAGTCATAAAACAACTATGTATGAACTTGCAGGTATACAGAACGCTTCTTTTGATATGGAAAACATGCGTTCTGCAGCTGCTGTAGTTGCTCTTGACCAGACACGTGATAGTGTATTCCAGGCACAGCTTGCTGGCTTGGCACAGTTCATAAGACATATGCTTAAACTATATATTGATTACCTTGCTGTTTATCCAGATAAAGCAGCAAATATTGGTAGGGCTGAGATTGACTGGGCAACGGTATCTAAACTGATTGACCAGAGTTATATCAATATGCTCCCTGTGCATAACAATGACCCATTGTCTGATGAATCTAAAATGCCAGAATCTAATATGAACTACAGTAAAAATGCTGTATCTCGTATTGTTTTGTCAATACTTAAAGGTGAAAGCAGTTATTCAGATATACCTTATTTCCTTGATGCTGATACAGTAACAAAAGGTGTTGCTGGACTATTACTAAAATTCCAAGCATTAGGTATAGATATACCTTTAAGTATTCATGTATATCTTATGGATGCTTATATTGATGCTATAAGAAAAGGAAGTCTTACACTTTAAGGAGTAAATTATGGAAGGTGGACAGAAACAGAAAATTAGCTTAGAATCTGCTATAGATATAAAATCTTCTGATATGTTGGTTCCAGTTGGTGAACCATTATTCCAGCATAATAGACAGAAGTTTCAAGGTAAAACTTTGCCTTCATCTGTTAGATTTGAACATGACGGCTGGGCAGCTGGTGATTGTGTTTATCACTTTAACTTTGAATCATCTGAACAGGATTTAGGCCTTGGATTATTTATGTCTGCCAAAAAATATAATGATGATGTAGGCGTCATACTTAATCTTTATACAAAAACTCAAGATGGTCAGCGTGTAGATGTAGGTTATATTATTCTTAATAAAACTAATTATGCCTATAATTTTTATGATTATAAAACTATAGGATTAGGCCTAATAACTTTTGAAACACTGCTGCCTAATAATCAGAAAAGACTTGTAACTGTAGATATTAAAAATAAGACAGCTTCTATAGAAGGTGATGATACTGAATTTATATACAATGTGGAAGATGAAAACTTTATACATATTGTTATAAATTATCTAGCTACTATGTATAAAAAGGATTTATATTTTTATTTTCCTACAGATATTATGGATTCCGACTATTCCATAATGCAGCTAAGAAGTGTGAATGACAATGAATATAACTATTCAGATATTAATGATAATCATATAATCTATGATAGGAAGAATAATTCATTGTCCCTAAACAATGAATCGCTACCCTTTACAATAGAAAATAATGAAGTACATATTGATTTTACACGCTTGTATAACCAGAAAGTTATAGGACAAATGTCCATAGACACTACTGTTCCTTTATTTTATTCTTTGGATTGCAAATCAGATAATGACGCAGATACTTCCATTTGGTATGGTCAGTATCAAGGTAAAATAAATCCAGATGATACTGAGGCTATAAATGACCATGCCTTTGTTAAACTTAATTTAACTGGTAGCCGAATGATTTCAAAAGATAATACTTTGCCTTTTGAAGTTTTATTGTCTACTTATTTTAATCATAATATACAGTATAATGAGGATATAATAGGTGTTCCTTCTGATGGAAAATATCTTGGACAGAAAAATGACATATCATTTTATCTTATGCCAAGTAATAATGCAGCCATTGCATTAACTGATTTGCATTTACAAATAGATGATAAAACAGGCCCAGAAGAAAAGACTAAGTTTCATTATCACAGTGCAGCTATGCGTTTACCTATAGAATCAGGTGTTAAAGACTTTCCAGAAACCACCTTTGATATTGAACTACCAACTGTACTTGTTAGGAATAACTCTGTTACTATTAAAGCTAGATATGTTTATTCAACTTCTGACCCAGACAATTCTATTATTTATTATGTTCCTAATGATAAGTATAGTTATTCATTTGAACCAGGAAATTATTCTCTTACTAATAAAAATTGCTCAATCACCTTTGATTGGTCTGCAAAACGATTTGTTACTAGAATAAATGGCCGTATTCCTAAAAAGGCAGGTAAATTTTTTTATGAAGAAAATATTATTGCAACAGGTATACTTAGTATGAATGGAACTAGTTGGTCTAGGTCTAATGATTTACTTCTTAATAAGAATATAGATTCAAATTATCTTAAAGATTTAACAGTGTCTGTATCTACAGTAAAGACATCAGATACTAAAACATCATATATTACAATAAGTTTAACCTTTAAGTCAGATATTACTTTATTAGGTTTGCTTAAAGATAAATCATCTGGGTATATTAATGTTGCAACATTTAGTTTACCCAATAATCTTTTAATGCAAGGTTCTTTTGTTGAATGTAATACTGCTACTGGAATTACATTTCAATTAACCAATTCATTGAATGATAATCTTGAACATCCATTTATCTTTGATGGAAGTATGAAAGCCTTAGTAAATAATATTACTGCAAATATTCCACCTATGGATTATATACTTAATAATACAAATATATCTGGTGTGCAGCATATTACAATTAATGGTTTTAATGCACCAATAACTTTGAATTATAATGTTGATGGTACATTTACATATAATGACCCTAGTACATATGCTTTATACAATTTTGTTAAGGTATATGAATCCTGCAATTTTGAATCTATAAGTAACTTGCAGATAAATCTCTCTGCTAATTTGGAGTATAACCTTTACTTTAAGCCTTTTATACTTAACCATGAAATACCTTATATTGAAAGCCTAAAAGATAATATATACTCTGTACAGTTTGAAGATAATAATTTTGAAATATCTAAGGACCTTATTAAGTATAAGCCACATAATGATAATCCTGTTTATTATAATGTAGAAAAGGTTTCTGAATTATTATATCATTCTCTTATAAATTATGCTTATCATAATGATTATGACATAAAACTTATGGGTGTATATAAGACTAAAAATATAGACTTAATATCTGACACATTAGAAGTTATTACTTTTAAGTATAATAATAATATTTTTAGAATAGCTTATAATCAGATAGATACTAAATCAATGCTTACTTATCTATATACACCTGTTGAAGAAAAAGAATTAAAGAATTATGAGTTTATGAAGGTTAATGCTAGTAATTTGTTTCAGTTCATAAAACAGCAGTGGAATACTACATCTTTCGTTGAAAATTATTGGTGGATAAATGAAAACACTATACTGGAACTTACTGAGTCATACCTTATACTAAAGCAAAAGGTTCTTAGTTTATCTGATTGGGATGGTGATAATTTTGAAATATTAGGACAGACAAATAGACATAACATTCTAAACACTAATACTATTGCTTATGGCGTTAGTAATGCAAATAATGTTAATCATGCTTTATGGTATCAAATTGATATGGATGATACTAATAGTTTTGCTTATTTGAAATTTGGTTTACTTAATCCAGAATTTAGTATGGATGATTTTATAACAGTACCATTGAGACTTAATAAAGTTAGTATAGGTAATAACCTTAATAATGACAATACTTTATTAAATACCTATTCAGAATTTATGCTTATAACCTTGTTGACACAGGCTAAGTATTCTGCATGTCATATAAAAGGTAATGATGCTACATTCTTTATTTTTGGTATTCATTTGGACAATAACTTTAATCAGTGGTCCTTAGTATATAATATGAATACCAATGATTGGTATATTATACAGGGCTATGGCTTTGTAGGAGCTGATGGTTCTCTAACTGGTGGTGAAATACCTAAAGCCTATTTTGATGTTACTAGGGGCTTTAATTCAAAAGTAGAAGATTTAGCTATATTAAAAGCTGACCCAAAGGAAATATCTTCAAGCGTAGAGGATATTTATAAAATTGATATTGGTAATAGAATTGTTGGTAATGAAAACCAGCAATGGTATATTAATCCAAATATAACAGGCATAGTTTCTCATTTAATTTGGAAACCTAATCTAAATAGATATGATATTGCATCACTTGATATTACTAATAACTTGTCACAGATTTATGGGTCTGCATCCTTTGTATCTAAAAGGTTAGCTGACTTTTTGCCTACTTGTAAATTTTTTACAGATTTATTTCCATCTAATGATATGGATGATACATCAAGGGTATTTGTAAATATATTTACAGGTGTACTTGCTCTAGCTTTTAATCCTATGATTTTTATGATTGCACCACGTATAGGTACATGGATAGAATTGCAGCAAACATTAGGTCAGTATGCTTATGTTCATTATAATAGCACAAATATTCATCAAACTAAAAATCTTACTGAGGACACAGATAATAAGAATGATGTAGATTCAGACCAGGAAAATCTTACGCCTGACCCAAATAAGTCTGATGCTATTATATTTAATAAGCATGTTGTTACACAGTCAAGCAATATAATAGGGGCCTTTGATAATTTACTTGGATTCTTTGCATCTTACTTCTTGGGTGATTCATCATTCCAGACTAAGGATTTGAAGGTTAATACCCATCAGAATCAAACATCAACAAGTGCATCTGGGTCTACTTATTCTGCTTTCTCTCTTGCTAATATGGACACACTTGCATCAACAGATACAACAATAAATGGACAATCTTCAAGTGTTACATCCAAAGTTACAGGTGTATTGAGCCTTGATATGTTCTATTCAACTTGTGCTGACCAGAAAATTTGTGCTGGTAGAGGTTATGTTAATCATAACTTTGTTGCTCAATGTACAGCACAAAGTGTTACTGCACATCATATGGAAAACTCACAGATAAATGCAATGCTTCTTATTAAAGATATAACATTATCTATGATTAAAGGTATAATGGATGCAGAATCAGAAGCAGCAAAATTACTTGATAAGACAGCAGAATCAACTAAGGAAGGTTCTGCTTTTGGTAGTAATTTTGGTTGGATTGCTGCTGTAGCTATGAACATTACAGCTGGTGTTTTATCAGCACATGTAAAACTACTTAGTACAGCTTTCGATACATTGGATAATATACTTACAGCTTTAGGCGGCAATAAATTACAAGTTAATAAACCAAATGGCAAGTCAATACATACAATTGACTTGGAAGGCTTGCATAAATATGGCAGTAAGACAGAATGTTTTATGTGGCCATGTTTTGGTATAGAAAAAAGTCTATCAATGCGAAATGAATATGTTTCTGCTAAACTTACAAATGTGCCATGGCATATGAATGTTGAATTAAGAACTAATAGGCTTAGTCCAACAGTTGGTATAGGAGTTGTAACATTAAATGGTCTTACCACACATGGTACTTCTGAAAATACTTGGCGTCTTTGGGAAGGTGATGTTAATTATCTTATAGCTAATGTACAGAGGGCTGAAACATCAGGCTTTATAGAATTACCTAAGGATATGGCTTTTGTAACTGGTGTTGATGGTTTTCTTAGTGATACACCTTATAGGAATGAAAATATTGGTGAATCTGAACCTGTATTTGCTACGCCGCCATTCCAGGATTATATTATAGATAAGCGATGGAAACTTTCACAGACAGCATCTGTAGGTATGACCACATGGATAAGTTGTGATGATACTAAGATAATTGATGGTGAATATAGTAATGCTTTCATTACAGATAACTTCTGTGGAATATCTTGTCCATATACTGCTATTGAAATTAAGCGTGGTGTTTCAAGAGATTACTTGAGACCTTATGCTATAACTCCACAGGCTTTAGCCTTGAATCATTCTAGTTATAACTGCTGTTTCAATCATAAAGCATATCATGCTTTTGATGGTTATGGTTATAGACTTACTAACTGGGTTGGCGCACCAGGTATGAATAAAGAGCATATGACTTGGTTTTATTGCTTCTTAAAGAATGATAGATTTAAGAGAAGTAATAAATTGCCACATAATACATTCTTAGGCAATTTTGTTTCTGAACCAGAAGTAGCTATTAAGGGTGACTTGAATGATAAAGTCTTTACATTAATGACACAGCCTAGTGAGAAAAAAGGTCTTACAGCTGGTACTATTGGTGAAGACAAAGATGTAAGAAGATATGCAGCACCTATTTTCTCTGAACATGTTTCTGCATTACCTGCTGTAGTCAAAACAATATCAGCCTTTATACTTACACCTGTGGATGGTATAACATCATTGACTTCTGAAAACAGGGACTTGCAAACAGCCTACAAGGCGCCTATATCTATTGATTTTACATTAGGTAAAACTATGTATAGATTCACACAGGAATATATTTGCTTGCTAAATCAAGAGAAGGGTATAACAACAGTAGAAGAATTAGTTCCATGTTTAGGACTATCATTCCTTGGTTCTACTCCTTATGAAGCCTATTTCTATTCAAAAGCTACAAGACAGTATTATTCTTTTACTGGTGGTACATCTATAAAAGTAATAGATATGCTTGAAAGGTTTAGGGATATAAATTATGGTAAGTATGACTTCATAAACCAGGAAGTTATAATGCCTTGTCTTTCAACATTTACTAGACTTGATAATAATGTCTATGATGATGCTGATGAACTTGATAATTCTTTTGTAGCAAGGATAAAAGAAAATAAGATTATAGGTGAAGTAACACCACCTATAGATACTATTTGTAATACAAGAAGTTGGTTTAAGGTTGAATCATTACCTATAGGCTTGACCTACCAGGGACCAAATAGGTGTATTATAAATAGGTTTATTGCACAGGATTATATGTTTGACCAGATAAAAGCAAATTATGGTAAATGGAAAAAAGTTCCTAGAGAGAAGTATAATCCCTTTAGAAAGTATAAAGCCATCTATACTCTACCTAATAAAGATATTGGAGACTTAGTAGAAGTAAAAGGCTGGACGCATAATCCATTCTTATTAGTGACAGCTCCCTTAGGTGTTGATTCTGAAACAGACTGCCAGTTTGAATGGGAGATTACTTTTGCTTGGCCTATTGAGATGGATAGTCTTTATGCTAATGATAACTATGCTGTAGTTAATATACAGGCACAAACAATGACACCTGGTGGTAAAGTAGTAGCTGAACGTCCTACACATGTATTCCTTACAAAAGAATTATTTACAAGGACAGGCAATTATGGCTATTATTCATTTAGGTATCAGAGTAACTGTGGCGCAGGTAATAGGGAACGCTTGCATATATGGTCTGACCAATATATTGCTATAAGTAGTTTACAGTGTGAATATAAAGTACAAACATCTAAGCGCAATGAAATACTTACACAGCAGGTGGATGTTTCAGATTTGAGGGAGATATAATTTATTATATTTACAAAATTGCTTAGATATTCTAATATAAAATGGAGGTAATATCATGGGAAAGATTTTTGGCCTTGATGAATATGAATGGAAAGCAAAGGCTATAGAGAATGAAAATGAGAAGAAACTCACTAACTTTGTTAATAACCAGAAAAGAGATTCTAAGGCTAGTGCTAAATCTACAAGGGACCAGACAATTAAAAAAGCTAGGGCTGACTGTGAATTAGTTGAAAAAGCTGTTAACAGTCAGTATTGGGATATGCCTAAAGAAGAACGTGATAAGATGCTAAAAGAAGCCCAGCAGAAGCGTGATGAAACTATTAGACAGGCAAATGAAACATATAATACAAGCGTCAAGGAAATTGATTCTAAGCCTAGGGAATCTTACATAGAGGACTATAAGAAGAGCTTAAAGCCAGTTGAACTAGAAAACCATGATGTGTATGCTGATAAAACATCTGATAAAACATCTGATAAAACATCTAATAAAACATCTGATAAAACATCTGATAAAACATCTGATAAAGCATCTGATACTAATAAGGCAGATGATAAAGCATCTGATACTACTAAGGCAGATGATAATACATCTGATACTACTAAGACAGATGATACTACAGAAAATAAACCAGATTTATCTTTCACCATGAAGGGTGGCCTTAGAGATAGGGACCCAAGCCGCTTTGCAACACATGCAGATAGACAGGCAGAAATGCATGACATACAGGCTGGTGAAGAAGGAAAGAGTGAACAGCGATGGGCACAAACAGCCAACAGGGACCCAAGGGTAGAGGCTGATAAAGATGCAGTTGCACAGGCAGCTTCTAAAAATGAACAGAAGATACATAACATGGGTAATGCTTCTGCTGGTGCTGCAGCACTTGAACGTGAAGAAGGAACACCAGATATAGAAGCAGCAAAACAGAGGTCTGATGCTGCACAGGAAAAGGCACAGGCTGCACAGAGAGAAAAATGGGGTGCACGACAGACTGCTGAAGGAGAACGTGCTGGTGCTGATGCTGCACGCTATAATGCTTGGGATTTGTCCAACTATAACTGGAAATCTGAAAAACTTTCAAAAGGTGAGAATCCAGAGGAAGAACCTAAAAAGGAAGAAGTAGTTGAAGAGAAACCAGAAGAACCTGTACAGGAAGAGAAACCAGAAGAGCCTGTACAGGAAGAAGTAGTTGAAGAAAAGCCAGAAGAGCCTAAGCCAGAGGAGAAGCCAGAAGAGCCTGAACCTCAAGAAGATAAATATGGTGTAGCTAATAGACAGAATGTTATTAATTATACCAATGGTAATACTGTAAGAAGAACTTATGACCCTAATAATCAGAAGCGTTGTAAGGCCTTTTATTTAAGAGGTGGCCAGGTGAAAAGGTGGCCACAAGGTGATGTTGATGCCAATGGTAATAATGATAATGGCAGAGACCCAAAGAATGATTTACCAGACTGGAATATGCAGATGGAAGAACAGTTAAAATCTGCTGTATCTGGTGGCTCTTCTTTCAATAGGAAGGAAGGGGAATCAATGACCCAGTATAATACACGTATGTCTAAAGAACGTGGTGGTAATAGATATGACAATCAGAAAAACTTTGCAACCCGCCAGGGTGATTTAGGTTAATGGAGGTATAATATGGACGCAGCTGTTGCAGGTACACTTATAAAAATGCTTATCGATAACGCATCTAAAGCCCATGAAAAGAACGGTACACAGATGTCTGATAAGGAACTGAAAGAACTTACTAAAAAAATAAATGAGATATATGATAAAGCTGATAAGGATGATGATGGCCAGCTATCAGATGCAGAAGCCAAGACAGCTACAGATAAAGCACGGCTTGCATGGGAAATGCAGAAGGAAAAGGATAGACAAGAAGCTGTAGCAGACCTTGTGGAAAAATCAAAAAAATCTACAGGAAGAAAGATTCTTGAACAAGGACTTTATAATGTAGGTGATGCTGGAGCTGGTGTAGCAAGGCACTTTGCTTATCCAAGGATAAGACTTGGCGAAGCATTAAATGCTATTGCCAATTTGAATCAGAACAGTGTAAATAAATATGGACAAGCATACTTACTTGCGTCAGGTGCCAAACAGCTTTCTGATGCTGAACAGATTAATAATGTTGGTTCTACTGCTAATCAGATGATACATGATACTCTTAATAGAGTCAATGCTGAACGTGATAAAGAGCTTACACAGGAAATTATGCTTAGAACTGGTGGTACACCTAATAATGGTTATTATCAAGAGTTAGGTAGGCATGAACAGGCAGCCAACATGAGTAATAAGGCAAATAATGGAGGAAAATAATGGAGGCACAGGACCTTATAGATGAATATAATTATAATCTTCCATGGGCAAATATAGCAGGACATATTAGAAGAACAATAGCTTCTAAGCCTATTGACTTAGATACCTCTGATATTAAAAGAGCCATAATGCTTATGGGACCTGGTGACACCAATATAGACTTTGATTCTGATGAAGATTGGTCAGATGATATGGTACAGGAATATGCCAACCACCTGTATAATTATCTTTATAATTATACAGATGATGTGCATAAGGTTAATCCTAATATAGATACTAAAGAAGAACATCGTGGCCCTATGGCACAGGATATAGAACAGGTTGCTCCAGATTGTATTAAAGAAATTAATGGAGTAAAAACTGTTGATGGTGATAGACTTGCATTAACAAATGCTGGGGTTATTGGTGATTTATCCAGAAGACTTATAGCTCTTGAAAAAGAAGTAAAGTCATTGAAGGAGGAACTTTATGGCAACAACTAGTTTACCTGCAGGTATGCCAGGTAATATTCCACAGATTAATCCATGGGATGCTATGGCTGCTGCTAAGAACAATGGTAAAGGCTACACAAACACAAATGGTACATCCCAGTTATCTACTTCACCTACTTATGACCCATTAAGTGCAGCAAAAAAACCAAATACAGATAATACCAAGAAAAAAGAGGACCAAAAGAAAGGTAAGAACTATGATTATAATGAACAATATATAAGAAGTGGACATCTTATAAATGATGCTACAGCCAATAACTATGCCAATGAGATAATGAATATCTTTGGTGAAGATACTAAGCGTGGTGATAAATGGGATTCAAAACTTGTAGATGCTAAACTTGATAACATGAATTTAACAGAATATAGACATATACAAGCTATTGCTATTCCTTTATATGATTATACTATTGATGCTAATGAAAAGGCACATGATAAAGGTAATTGGACTGAAGGCACAGTACGCCTATTTGGACAGCTAAGGGTTCAAAAGAATGGCAGCTTTTTTGATTTGCTTCGTATGATTGTAGACCATGGTAGAAATAAAGGTAATAAACAGGCTGTTGAAAGTTCAAAGGAATTGGATTCATTGCTTCAACAATTTCAGTCACATTCTTGGGAAAGCAATAACAATCAGCTATTCAGCCTTATTGATTCTCTTGATACAGCCTATAATACTTTCAGTAAGCTTAATCCAAAAGGACAGCAGGCACAGCAGGCAAAAATTGCTCTTGACACATTAAATAAAAGGCTTGATGTTATTCTAGCTGATTATGATGAAAGATATGCAGCTGCTGTATACGGGGATAAGGAACATGGTCTTACAAGGGACCAGTATGATTTTACAGAATATGTAAAAACTCAACAAGGTGGTAGCATAGACCCAGCCTATTTACAGAATGTTAATATAGCCTTGGACAACATGAAAATGTTCTATGATGCTCAGGACCTAAGAGAATATGGCCGTAAAGCAACTGATTTGGATTTATATAATCAAGGAGAATAAGTCATGGCAGGCACAGCAGATAGAGTAAACCAGGCTAATGCTAAATTAGCTTCCAGAGGTACAGGAAACAATAATTCTTCCAAAGGTACAGGAAACAGTAATTCCTCCAGAGGTACTGGAAACAATAATTCCTCCAGAGGTACTGGAAACAATAATTCTACCAGAGGTGCAGGAAGTAATAATCCTTCGGGGAATAGCACTTCTTCTGGAAATGGAGGATATTTAGGGGGCACAGGAAATCCAACAGGTAATGTTGCTATAGGTGGCAATGTTCCATCAATTAATGGACAGGACGTTGGTTTGGGTGACCCACGTTCACAAAGTCAAAGAGTACGCAATGTTTATAATACTGCTGACCAGGATGCTGATTTATCCTATTGGAATGAGAGACTTGGAAAATATACAAGTAGGTTCATAGATAATCCAAAGGATTGGTACAGATTATATAATTATTGGGATTGGAATCTTGCAAAAAATAATCCAGATGGCAACCTTAATGGAAAGAAGTTTACAGATACACGTAATTTGTCAAGGCTTGCTGATGCCCTTAATAACCAAAGGCACTTGAAACTTGGTAACCTTGGTGCTAGAACTAATAGTTCATTTGGTTCAACACAGATGCAGCTACCTGGTACAGAAAGATGGGAGCCTATTGAAACACAGGAAATGCGGCAGATGCGGGCTAATGAAGATATTGATAAGCAGATACGTGAAAGGCAGTTTAACCGTGCTGAAAACATTAAGGATTATCCATTTAACTTACAGCAGATGCAAGATAAGAGCAATGTTGATTATATGAATAATCTTGCTCGTGATATACAGGAAATTGAAAAAGAGATACAGAGTACAGACACAAATACTGCTTATGGACAGAGAAATGCAACACACTGGCAGCAGCGTGTTATGGAGATGCAGACAGACCTTGAGATTTATGCACGTAATTATGCTACATCTGTACTTGAATCTCTACCTCCAGAAATTCGTCAGTATGTTGCAAATGTATGGGGAGGTATGTCTATATCCGCTGACCAGCAGTGGAACGCTGATGCCTTTGCAGCTGGTTTACGTGATTTAGGCCTTGATTCAAATAATACAAATCAGCTTGCTAATTTCACAATTGGTATGCGTGATAGCATATATATGAGAAATGGTGCTATAGCTGCAGCAAATAAATATAGGGGTGTATTCTAATGCTACAGGTAGATTTAAGACACTATGCTTCTGATGCTCTTGAAGATGCTATGAGACTAGCACAAACTAAGGCTTTGAATAGCTTTACTTTCTCTGATTGTCTTGCACATCTTAATTATGCTTGGTCTGATATTTATAGTAAGATAGCCTGTATAGATGATGGTTATTATGGTATAAATGTTAGATTAACAGACACTTTTACAAAACTTCCTGCTTTTGTAAAAAGCAGTGTGATGATATATTCTGCTCAATCACCTAGGGGTTTCAAGAGACTTGTTTATAGAGAAGCTGGTACTACTGATATGGATGCACCAGGTACTTATAAAATAAGTGGTAATGAACTTTTCTGTGCTGATGCTAAAAGAAATACTGTCTGGCTTTATTATGTTCCTGCTTGTCCACAGATATTTTTTACACATCATAATAGGGACCCAAAGCTATGGGAAGATGGCCATGCTACTGTAAGAAACAATCTATTTAATATCTATAGGATTTATGGTGAATACACAGAAGGTGGTGAAATTAAACAAGTTGACATAACCACATGCGATAGAGAACAGCTTATGAAAATAAAAAAATGGTATAAGCTGCATATACCATCAGACACTGTAGAAGATATAACAGATACATTTGTAGCTGAACAAAATGATGATTCAAGTCATTGGATAATAACATATCTTTCATGTGACTATCCATATATTTTTATAACCTATGAACATGAAATAACACATGAGCATTTATCTGGTTTCTTTGATAAAGACCTACAGTTTGTTGAATATAATCCCTTTGCATTTACTGGAAGAAATTCCAATGTAGAATATGTATCATGTAAATGGAATGATAAGACAGGTCTTGGTGTTATCATAAAAGATTATAATGACCTTGATGAACTTGGGGAACCTAGAGTTAAAGAATTGGGATGGACACCAGATACACAATTGGATTATCCCGCTCCAGAAATGTATAGATACCTTGTTGCTAGACTAGCTGATAAGTTTGCTGCTCTTAATGAATCAGATGTTATGGGTGTTAAAAAAGAACTTATTGAAGCTGAACGTGCATTTAATGCCTTTATTGATAAGGATAAATCTGCTTGGAAGCGTATTATAAATGTTAATCCACCAACAATAGGAGACTGGCTATGATTGAAAATAAAAGTAAAACCTATTATAATAGCATAAGTGACTTTAATGCTGAACATTCTAAGTTATTGGAAAATAATAAAGATACCAATGATGCTTTTAGAACTATAGCACATGACCCAGATACCCTTAAAAATAATACTAATATTTTTAAGAGTGGCAAAATTACTAATAAACTAGATAAAGCTAATAAAGCTATCAGTTCAATGAAGAAAAATGCAAATGATGCTATAGATAGTGATGGCTTTGTAGTTAATAATGATAAACGTAATAGTGCTATGAATGATACAAATGAAGTAAGCGAAGCACTTGATAACTTGGAAAATACTGCAAGAGAAAGTATGAAACTTGACCCTACATCATTCAATATAATAGATAGTGCTATAGATATGGAGGACCATACAAATGATATTATAAAGCATAATCTTAGTATAAAAGAACAAAAAGAAAAAGTACAGGATAATGATTATGTTAAAAATGGCAGACTTACAGCTGTAGGTTATGCTATATTTATGGATAAGGAAAGATTCAATCAGCTTCCAAAAGAACTACAGGAAGCCATGAAAGCTGCAAAAGAGAATGATACAAAAGAGGATAATACAAAAAACTTCTATGCTAAGGATGAAGGTGACATGCCTTTGAATGATGCTGTAATTGACCTTTATAAAAGAGGTAATATGCTATGATACCAGAAGAACGTGAAATAGAATCACAATCATCTGATATACAAAATAGGCTTATGGATTATCTTAGACAGGAGTTTAATCCAAATAATTTTAAGTCACAGGAAACTTGTGTACCTGCTGAAAGAAGATTATTACTAAAAGCTGAGGATATTTGTATGAATGATGGTTTTAATATACCAAAAGATAAATTGATTGAAATAGTAAAGTCTGCTATATCAAATTATATTGATACACCTGACAATAGAAGATTCAATGGGGGCAATAGACTTGGTAAAATAACAATGGAAAAATGATTTTTAATATATTTACATTGTGTTACAATGTTTCTATAATAAAATTAAATGGAGGAAAATATGGACGTTTCAGAACTTGAAAAAGGCTTACAGGATATTCAGCCAACAGAAGCAGAAGCCCCATATTTGACCATGGAAAACCTTATGGGTGACTATGGTAGTTGGTTCAATAATAATGAAGGACTTGGTGAGCTTCTTCTTGGGCAGCTTCGTGCACATAATGTTGATACTAAAGCAGCTACAGAAGCCATGTTGAGACAGCTTATACAGGGCCTTGTTGATGATTTGAATAACTTACAGCAGCAGCTTATGGGATTTACACAGATGGTAAATCAGCAGGTACAGGAAGCTCAGAATGTTACGCAGTCAATAGAATCTGCATTAACACAGGATGGAGCTTCTATACCACCTGTAGAAGCACCAATGGGAGATGGTATGCTTCCACCAGAAGGCATGGAAATGGCCCCACCAAGTATGCCTAATGAAATGCCACCAGAAGGACCTGCACCAGAAGGACCTGCACCAGAAGGACCTGCACCAGAAGGACCTGCACCAGAAGGACCTGCACCAGAAGGACCTGCACCAGAAGGACCTGCACCAGAAGGTGGTGAGATGCCACCAGATATGGGTGTACCATCAGATGCTAATGTAAAAAATATTAAGAAGCCTGTAGCTACAGGTCTTAAACTTTCTAAGAATATTATTGATGCTTGTCTTGGAGGTCTTTAATGACTTACGAAGATATTTTTAAGGCAGACAATTATGATGATGCTCTTGAATTAGCTATAGAACTTTTTGGTGATGAAGTTTGGAATCCAGATGATTATTATGGACAGTCTTTTGCAGAAAACCTAAAGGATTATTATAATGGCACTTTGCCAAAAGATGCCTATAATAAACCTGAAGCTGACCCAAAAGTATCAGATGTTAATGGTGATAAGGATGATGATACCATTATACTTGATACTAATGGTAATGGTGAAAGGGATACTGCTTTTATAACAGCACAATCACCTAAAGAGGAAAAGGAAGCTATCAAAGAAGCTGAAAAAGACTTGATGTCAACGGGCAATCATAAAACAGATTCAGCTGACAAACTTTTGGATAATGCACTATCTATGAATATAGTTAATGCACTTGAAGATTTAAGATTTTAACCTGCTGAAAAAGCAGTTATTGGAGGTTTATAATGATTACACAGGACACCTTGGAAGCACTGAGTAAGCAGGTATTCATTACTGATTACTTGCTTAATGGTCTTTTCCCATGTCAGTCGGATGTCGTTAGGCTTATCAGAAGTAAGAAGCGTGACTGGAAGTTTAATGACAAGTTTGAATATCGTATGCTTCTTGCCAATACAAACAGTGGTGGTACTCTTAACTCACAGACCTTTAAGGAAAGTGTGGGACTTCGTAAGCCAGGTTCATTGGAGTATGGAACATTTCATGCTACCTATGGTACTGTATCTGATGGTTTCGATGTTGACATGATGCTTAACCTTGAAACACAGGAAAAGCAGGTAGCCTTTGAAAATGATTATGCTACACGTATGCACTCTCTGCGTAATAACGTAGCATCATTGTTTAAGAACTTTGCTATTCATGGACGTTTTGGTGTTGTGCATCAGATTCGTGCTTGTATCACAGCTCCTACATGTGGTGCTTCAAAGAATCCTGTTCCTAATGTCTTTACACCTGTCCTTGATACACCTTTCACAATTAAGGTTCCTGTTAATGTTTTCAACAGTAACTTTAAGCGTGGTAAGTATCTTATTAAGACTAAGGAAGCTGCTCCTTGGGGCGCTGCTGATGTTTCTGAACTTTATATGGTTCTTGACAATCAGCCTGGTGAACTTTCACTTATTCCTGTTGGTACTACTGTATCTGATTGGGAAGATGGTCAGTTCCTTGAAGTTGCAATGAACCGTGAAATTGTTGGTATGCCTGCTGATACATTCAGTAATTGGGAAGATGCTTCTATTACAGTTGCTTCTGGGCCATTCCAGGGAGTGTATGACCGCTTCACTGGTACTGGACGTTATACATCTGATGAAAATGCTGTTACAGGTGCTATGGAAGGTCTTGCTGACTTGTTCCCATGGTATACTGACCCATCTGATATGGAAACACGTCTGGGTCTTAATCTTCCTTTCCGTGGACAGGTTAACCGCCTTCGCTATTCAACAGAGCAGGCTGGTCAGTATGTTCTCCAGAAGGAAGGTGAACATATTATTGATACTATTATGCGTGGAGCCTTCCATACTAAAGCAATGGTTCCTTATGCTGATATTGGTATTTGGATTAACCCAATTACTCGTGTAGCTATGGGTTATGAAGAAGGCAGCAATGTACAGGTTCTTCGTGATAACTTTGTATCTGGTCCAATTGTTTATCAGCGTGGTGTTAAATCAACTGATTATCAGATTGGTAACCAGGTGGTTAAAGAAGTAGTTGAAGACCTTAACTTGCCAACAGATGTTATTATCATTGGTCCGAAGAATGACATCAGCTATAACTGCTGGGACAATGCAACATTTGAGATTGATAAGTATATCCAGGAAACTTGGGGTAAATCAGCACCACCAAAAATCAGTGACATTTCTATTCCAAAAGAGATTGTTGCTAAGATGGACTTGTCCAGTAGGATTACTTATGGTTCTGCTACACTTCGTGATGGTAGACTTGCAAGCTTTGACTATGGTAATGGAATCAGACATCCAAAGAATGTTGTACCTGTTGCAATGCATGAGATGGGTGCTCTCTTTACTGAATATCCATATACTTATACAGTCATTAAGCTGCGTGAGCCAATCACAGATTTGCAGACTGTTTAAGGAGTGTTGACATGGCAGGCACGCTTGACTTTGGACCACAATCAAGGGATTTCTATAGCTGGTACCAAACAACAAAAACAGGAAGACCAAAGTCTCATAGAAAGAACAAAAGTGAGTTCAAGGCCAAGCGTACTGCTTTTCGTCAGATTGCTTCCAGTGCTACTGGTGATATTTATAAATTACCAGAGCATGACTATAAAGAACTTGTTGAATACTTCAATAAACATAAATCTGAACTAAGTGATACTTATAAAACGAATAAAGGTTATTACAGAATACAGACACCTGGAGACTTACTAGATTATGCTTTTGAAAGTGAAAGACAGCAAAAAACACATTGTGAAGTAGCAGTGGTTCCAGATACAGGAGACCATGCTAGTCATATAAAGAAGATAACATATAATGCACAATATATGGTTATGCGCGTAGAGTTCACTAATAAAGGTGACATATGTGCATTTTTTAATGTTGATGCTGATACAGCAGCTAGGCTGCTAACCTATGCTGAAAATGGTACTATGGGTGTTTCTTCTGTTGATGGAAGAAAAAGGCACATGGTTGGAATAGAGTTTTGGAACCTTGTTAGAGTGCGTGGTACTTTACATGATACGAAATTTCCATTCCAGTATACCACTGAAATTGAAGATGAAAGACCTGTTGGTAGACCTACAGGTAGTTATAAACAAAGTTCAAGTTCACATGCTGATAATATAGCAAAAGACAATGTACAGAAGTCTAATGCACGGAAAGCTAATTGGATTGATGGTAAGAAAAATTGGGGTTATGATGAACTTGATGAATGGGGATTTGACCAGAAGTTTGCTGATTGGTCAAAGAAACTTGAAGAACTTGGCAAAAGGCAAAGTAAATTTAGTAATACTGGTGTACATACCAAAGCAGAAGAATCCCTTGAAGTGCTTAGGGATGTTTACAATAACTTCATAAATGAAGATGTTGATGAAGATGATATTGAAGACCTTGCTAATATCATTGATACATATAATCTTGAATAGGGGGAAATAAAATGACCTACAGCAGAAACACGCTGAACAATATGGCAATGAAAAACCTTCGTAAAGAAAAGGTATATCAGGCCATTATCACTGACTTGGCTTTGACTGGTAACATTTCAAAAGAGGATGCTGAACTTTTGCTCGGTTATTCTATACCAGACTATCTTAAATTGCCTAATGGTGAATCACATCTCTACAGTGAAAAGGAGAGCGAGTAATGAGTACATTTACGCAGTTTAATGGACCACTTGGCACAGGTGGTCCTACTACAAGAGATATAACAGGTTTTATTGATGCTTATAATAAGCTGTCAAATACTCTCAATGAGCATGAATCTGCCTTGCTTGGTCCAGATAAGGACCCACATGGCATTAAAGAATATATAAAAACAAGTATAGATTTGCTTGAAAGAGAAGTACATGGTAATGCCAGAAACTTCTCAATTATACTTGATGATATTACTCCTGTTGAAAATGCTCTTGACGCTGTTGAGAAACTTTATAATCTTATACAGCAGAAGGCTGATAATAACTCTATAAGCACACTTGAAAATACAGTTGCTAACAAAGCAGAACAAGCAGACCTTGAAGCACTTGAAGCAAATGTAAATACAAAAGCCAACAGTGCTAATGTCTATAATAAAAGTGAAGTTTATAATAAACAGGAAGCTGATAATTCCTTTGCTACAAAGGAAGAGATTGCTAATGTAGTAGAACAGGATGAATACAATAAAGCAGTACTTAAAGTTTTTGAAGCTACTGAGTATCTTAAAGGTAAGCTCTGGGCTTCAAAATATATTGACTTTACTGATTGGAAACTTGTAGCCTTACAGTTTGCAGGTACTGGTTCACCTAATGATGCTTTTACAAATGGACTTTATGTTATTGGTAAGCTATCTACAAATTGGGATGGACAGCATAAACCTGCAACAGATAAAGGTATATATAAAGCAGCAAGAGCTTTCATTAAATATGAAGATGGTTCTCCTTTTGATGCTATTATTGATATGACTTGTACAAAGCATAATGATACATTTACTGGTGCCATTAATGCTATAGTAAGTAAAAAACCTGGTTCTTGGGATAATCTTAGGTTCCATCTTGTAAGATGTACTTATGGAGATAATAGTGAAGAAGCTGTTTATCTTTGTATGTCTGCTGATGGACTTGATAAAAGTGTACAGGATTTTAATCAGCCATGGGTCAATCTTAGTGTATATGCTTGTGGTATTAACTTTATTCCTCTTGATGGACAGGAAGCAGCAAAAGTTTCTAAAGTTGATGATGTTATAATATCTACTGCTGGTGTTAAAGGTAATCAGTCTAGTGGTGTTATAGCTTCAAGCATAGCTCTTAATAACCTTAATCTTGATACTATACATGATTCTCTTGGTAATCCTATTTTTGATGTACAGCATGCTGTAGATGATGATGGTACAATTAGCAATCATCTTATTATAGGTGATAAAACAACTAAGACTGTGCAGTTTTTCAAGCGTCCATCACTCTTGACAAAGGACCCAGAAAATCCAGACCACTTCATCATTGATGATACCTTTGCAACTGTAAAGGATTTGCAGTCACTTTCTGGTATACCTCTTGGTGCTATACTTGACTGGCCCCTTTATGAAGAAGTATATGAATTTGATGAACAAGGAAATCCTGTAATAAATAAACTTACAGGAGAGCCTATTATTAAAATGCTTCGTGCTATTGAAGTTCCAGAAGGTTTCTTGGCAACTGATGGTTCAGATATAGACAGCATAGATTATCCAGATTATAGTGTACTTGTTCACCATAAACATGATGTTACATTCAAACTTCCACTCCGTGACTGTGGTATTATCAAAGTCAAGATGGATATTATTAATAATAACGATGCAGCTGCACCAGAGCGTATAACTGTACTTAATTATAATCAGCTCATTGACAGAATTAATGATACAAGAAGCAGACTTAGTGCTGAGGTTGAACGTTCTACATCAGTTGATACTGCCCATGATACTGCTATCAGTGATGAAGCTACAAGAGCTATAACAGCTGAAACTAATCTTGCTACTGCTATCAGTGATGAAGCTACAAGAGCTACAACAGCTGAAACTAATCTTGCTAACTCTATCAGTGATGAAGCTACAAGAGCTACAACAGCTGAAACTAATCTTGCTAACTCTATCAGTGATGAAGCTACAAGAGCTACAGCAGCTGAAACTAATCTTGCTAACTCTATCAGTGATGAAGCTACAAGGGCTACAGCAGAAGAGCAGAGACTTAATACAGCTATCAGTAATGAAGCTACAAGGGCTACAGCGGCTGAAACTAATCTTAATACTAAGATTAACACAGAAGCAACTATACGTTCTTCACAGGTAAATGTACTTGACCAGAATAAAGCTGATAAAGGTACAGCTAATCCTGTAATAACATTTGCAGGTATTCCTACAGTTACACCAGGGGTAACATATCAGAATGGACAGCGTGCCTATGATTCAGTTGGTGATAAGAAGTATGTCTATAAGTTTGAGGAAACTTGGACAGTAGACGAAAATGGTAACCCAGCTTCAAGCCAATTTGCAGGCTGGATTGAAGTAGGTAGTGGACAGTGGAGTTAATCTATGATAACTATGACTGAAATAAACAGCTTGTTAAAGGAAAACTTTACTAAGCAATTACAGGATATTAAGTCATTACCAGAAAATCTGGCAAATGGTTATAAGACATGGGTTCAAGGTCTTGTACAAGCAGCTGAACAAGACCTACAAATGGAAAGCAGTGAGCAGCAAGATGCACCTACTAAGGATGAAGGAGCAGCATAATGGATATGTTTCAAGCCATGAACGCTATGCAGAATCCACAGGGTATGATGATGCAGTATGCTATGCAAGGTATGATTGCTCAACACCCCGATATGTGGCAAAAAGCACAGGAACAGTTTAATGGTAAAAACCATGATGAACAAGTAAGCCAGCTTAGGGAGCTATATAAATCCAAAGGCATGAACTTGGATGCAGTTGCTAAACAATGGGGGATTCAGATATGACAGTATCACATATGGATAATGATGACTGTATGTTCATGTCATTTTTATTAGCACTTGCCACAGATAAAGACTGTATGGATAAGATGCTTGATAAAAGACTTGAGGAGTTTGTTACCTGTTGTGGTGATAAAAATTTTGCATTATCTACTATTGACAAGATAATAGATGCAGCAAATAAACTGAAAGATAAGATTGCTGCAGGCAATAATTAATGGAGGTATTAAAATGGAACCAATGAAGTATGTTGATGATAAAGGTGTAGAATCCCTTATGAAAGAAGTAAAGGGGAAAATAGGCAACCTCGATATACTTGATACAGATGACAAATCGTCTGTTGTTGCTGCTGTAAATGAGTTGTATAATGCTATGTTTATAACAAAACAGGATGTAAACAACTGGCAGAATTCAAATATTACAGGTGGTGATTATACTGTACTTACTGTAGCAAATGATGGAACAGTTATTGCTGGTTATGGTGAAGGTATCAAATATTCAGAAGACAATGGTAAGACATGGCAGGGTTCAAGGGTTACTTATGATTCTTATTATGCACTTACTATAGCAAATGATGGAACAGTTATTGCTGGTAGTAGTGATTATGGTATCAAATATTCAGAGGATAATGGTAAGACTTGGCAGGATTCAAGTGTTACAAGTGGTACTTATTCCGCATTTATTGTGGCAAATGATGGAACAGTTATCACTGGTAGTAATACTACTGGTATCAAATATTCAGAGGATAATGGTAAGACTTGGTATGCTTCGGATATTACAAAGGGTTATTATCATGCATTTACTATAGCAAATGATGGAACAGTTATTGCTGGTAGTGAAAGTAGTGGTATCAAATATTCAGAAGACAATGGTAAGACTTGGCATGCTTCGGATATTACAAGTGGTAGTTATCGCGCATTTACTATAGTAAATGATGGAACAGTTATTGCTGGTGGTTACACTACTGGTATTAAATATTCAGAGGATAATGGTAAGACTTGGCGGGATTCAAGCAATACAAGTGATAGTTATCACAAATTTACTATAGCAAATGATGGAACAGTTATTGCTGGTAGTTTTGATATTGGTATCAAATATTCAGAAGACAATGGTAAGACTTGGCAGGATTCAAGTGTTACAAGTGGTAATTATCGCGCATTTACTATAGCAGATGATGGAACAGTTATTGCTTGTGGCTATAATAATACTGGTATCAAATATTCAAAGGATAATGGTAAGACTTGGCAGGATTCAAGTGTTACAAGTGGTAGTTATTGTGCATTTATTATAGCAGATGATGGAACAGTTATTGCTGGTGGCTTTAGTGGTAATGGTATTAAATACTGTCCAGTTACAAAGATACCGAGGTGGGAAGCAAATAATAACACTGTAGAAGGAAATTAAGCAGTCAGCTGGCTCAAGTGCATGAAGGAGTATTATATGGATATTTCTAGTGGTACACCACTTTATGTGGGTAATGGAAATGGAGCAATGGGTGGCGACTGGGGAATCATGTTCCTGGCTTTCCTTGCTATGATGGGAGGTGGATTTGGTGGCTTTAATCGTGGACCGATGGGACCAATTACTGGTGACCAGGCGCCAGCTTCATCTGCACAGTTGCAGAACTCCATGAACTTTAATGACTTGCAGGACCAGAACCGTGATATAAACAACAATGTTAACAATGTGTACCATGATACTGTTGCCTATGTAGGTGATAAGTATATGGAATTGCAGAGAGATATTGAATCTATACGTGCACAGTCTATTCAGTGTTCATTTGAAACACAGAAGCAGCTTGCAGACCAGACACTCAAGTTCTCTGAAATGATGAACGCACAGAGCATGATGATTATGACAGAGAACCAGAAGACACGTGATATGTTCACACAGGACAGATTTGAGCGTATGCAGTCTGAAATCAATGAACTTAAACGTCAGCGTGACCTTGCTGGTCTTCGTGATTCACTTCGTCCGCTTCCACCGCCATTTCCAATGGCAGCTGGATTTTAATAGGAGGTAGACATGGAACTACAAAAGTATATGGATGGTAAGAGCACTGAAGCTCTTATCAGGCTTATTAAGACAAGTACTGCTAAAGTGTATAAAGTAAAAGGCTCTGCTATTTATGCAGATGCTGATTACATTACACATGCACAGAATGGTGACACTGGCTATATCACTGTTATCGACAGTGAAGGTTTGTGGCAGAACATTGATGGCACTTGGACAAAAATTACTGAATTTGAGGAAGGTTGGGTCTATAATATAGGCAATGCTTTTACTACAGACAGTGACTTTGTTGAGGGTGCTGGTAAAGCTATTGATGCTGGTAATAATATTGTTGTGTGTGAAGCTACAGTAGTTTCATCACAGGCAGTATACAAGTGGGACTTGCTTGGTAGTTTGTTCAATATGTCAGCTTGGCAGACTAAAGCACTTGTTTCACCACTTACAGTATTCTCAAGCACTGATGATACAGCCACTACATATGCTTCATCTGCTGCTCTCCCTGCTTCACAGAGTAAAACAGCAGGTACTATAGAAACATGTGATGTAGCTATAATTACAGGTGACACTGAAGCAGGTGATGTTTACCGTGCAGTTGTTACTGAAAACTCACAGGATGCTTCACTTGAAGATATTGCTTGGGTCAAGCTCGGCAACCAGCTCACTGTAGAAGGTGCACTTGAGCTTCTTAGTAAAGTCTGCCCCAATACTCCCATCTCTGATGCTGAGATTGAGGCTATGTGGAATAGAGTATAACTTGGCATGAGTTCTCCTACTCCCCTTCATTAATGACAATCAAATGAAGGGTGCTTCGTTTCGACCGGAGGTTTTTTATTTTATGTATATACAGAGAGTAACAGCACAGACGATTGCTGTAACAGGAACAGGCACTACAGCAGAAACAACAATTACAGTACCTACAACATTCACACCTGCTGCGGGATGTATTTATGACATTCTTGTAAGTGCACAGGTTCCTAGTGGAACTGATGGTACAATACTTACTATCAGTAATGGAACTATTGATGCTGCTGTTTATAAGCGTAGCAATGGTGATTATGCAAGATGCAGAGGACTTGGATGGCGTAAAGTAATACGTGTCCAGTTCTTTGACGACCCAGAACATTTTAATCTTCTCATGGTACGGGGGTAAGTGCTATGTCAATAGAGGAACTTAAATACAAAGAGGAAACATTAAGGAACTGCTTTAAGAAAAAACTTGAGTATCTTGATGTTGATGGACATAATGACTATGCAACTGTCAAATGTGTAAAGACCTATGGCGTCCTTTGGCACTTGGTACATCAGCTACTTTTAGCGGAAGAACGTACAGATATAATGGAACTGGTTAAAGGTGATACTAAAGAAAAAGTACAGCGTAGTTATAATACTACTGCTGAAACTATGAATGTACAGGCTACAGGCTTAAAGATGGGAGGTACTAAGTAATGTCACTAAATATCATGGGAAATAACAAGGTTTATACTGTAAAAGAAATTGATGCCTTGCTTGATAGAACAAGTGGTTTTGTAGTTGTTAACACTCTGCCACCTATTGTAGATGCTAAAGCAAATCTTATTTATTATAAGAAAGCTAAAGACACTGTAAAAGATGTAACTGGATATGCTAATCCAAATGATATGTCTGATGTATCAGAGGAAAAAGATTCAAGGCATACACAGGTAATCTATACTGAACGCCCTGCACTTATTCCTTATATTATAGGAATTGATTCAACTACAGGTAATAAGGTGTGGTATACAACAGGAACTAGCATAAAGCATGAACCTCTTACAGAAGAAGAGGTTAAAGCAATATGGGATTCAGTAACTGCTGAAAAGGAGGACTAATATGTGGGAAGCTATTGGTAATGTGTTTACTAGCCCAGGTGGTTGGCAGGTATTGCTAACAATTGTTGTTATCGTGCTTATGATAATTATCATGGTTAAAACTGGTATGCTGAAGATACATACTAAATTTGTATCATTAGGTGAATCATATGATGCTGGTAGAAAGATTAACCAAGTCGTTATACGTCGGCAGATAGAATATGCTGAAGCATTTTGCACAAATCTGCTGGCTGATATATATAATATGTTTCCAGAACAAAACTTTGGTGGCTGGAAAACACGCTGTATACTTGAGCAGGTATATGATGAAATAATCCGCTGGATTAGTTTCAATCATATAACAAATGATGATGTATATATAAATAATAAAGTAACTATCATCAGGGCACTAGTGATGAAGAATGACCCTGTTGATATGTTCAAGACAACAGAATTTGAGGACAAGATACATGGCTGGGTAGTTATCATGGTCAAGCAGCTTGTTATGATTCGTGAAGATACCTATAACCAGGTAAATAATAAAAAGAAGGAAGGAAAATGAAACATGAAACGTTTATACATATTGTTATCTTTATTTTGTTTGTCTGTCTTATCACTGCCTGTGTTGGCAACAGAAAGCTACAAGGAGACATCAGTGAATCTATCAGACAGAGCGCAGAAAGCGATGGAAGGCTTAGTGCTACAGTGGAACAGCTTGCAGAAGCAGACAAACGAATTGCAGATACAGGTAGACAGCTTGGAGAACTTAGTGACGACATTAGAAACTCGTTGCGGGGAATCCGAGACACTGAATGGGAAGCTTACGGAAGCATACAACAGTTGCAAAGAATCATTGATGAATACAACAACCTGCTTGAACGAGTGCTCCGAGAAGTTGACAACCTACGAACTGAAACTGAAAACAAAAAATAGTATATTGACAGTAATGATTATAGTATTTATAATTTTATTGTTGATGAAAGTAGCAGGATATATTCTTTATGCTAAAAGAGTAAAGTTACCAAGGTGGCTTGATATTCTGCTATAAGGAGAATTTTTATGAACCTAAAAGTAGACTATATTCCTAACGGGTGTGTTTGTGATACTAAACAGTACTTTAGTAATGGACAGCCACAGATAATAACTATCCACTATATTGGTCCATATCCTGGACAGACACCAGCAGCTGTACGCAAATGGTGGATAGATAGCAAAGCAAAGCCATCAGCACATTTTGTTATTAAGGATGATGAAGTGTTGCAATGCTGGCCAACAGATAAAATTGCATGGCATGCTGGTTGTCATGCTGGCAATCTTACCAGTATAGGTATAGAGGTTGTTCCATGCAATGCACAGGGAAGATTTAGTGAAAAGAGTATTAAGACTTTGAAAGAACTGCTTGATACACTTCCACGTCTTCCATTGGTTCGTCACTATGATTGGACAGGTAAGCAGTGCCCTGCTTATTATGTTAATAATGATGAATGGAAAGAATTACTTATTAAACTAGGTAGAGGAGAAAAATAATGGCAACACCACTATATAATGATAGAGGTCAACAGATAGGCTATCTTGATAATAATAATCAGTTCCATCCTATACAAAGAGATGGAAATGCAAACCGTGTATATAAGCCTCAGGGTGGCATTTACTATAATAAAAATGGCAGTGTAAATGTAACTGCTTCAGAGATGAACAAACCTAAGTCTTCTGCTGGTATGCCAAGCAATGTGCAGAATAATACTCCAGCATCTGTAACAACTAAGTCTTCTGCTGGCATGTCTACATCAGCTAGGCAGGCTCAGGCAGCACAGCAGGATAAAGAAGCTATAAGTAAAGCACATTCTGACTATAATTATAATGCTGCTATTACTGCTAAAGAAGCTATGCCTAAGACAACTGTAACTAATACAGCAACAGCTAAACCTGCTGTAACTAATACAGCAACAGCTAAACCTGCTGTAACTAATACAGCAACAGCTAAACCTGCTGTAACTAATACAGCAGGTGTTGATACAGCAACTGCTGATACAGCAGCAACCCAGCCAGTCATAAATGATTTTGATTTGAATCTATATGATAAGTATGCAGCTGACAGAATTAAGAAAAAGTTTAATAAAATTGGTAAAGCTGACCAGTATCAGCCATTCATTAATGATTTTTATGGCAGTGATACCATGGATGATAATAGATACAATGAACTTATGAACAAATATGAATTAGGTAATACTTTCAAAAATGACTTTGACCTAGGTAAAGCAAATTATATGGAAACCTATGATATAGCCAGAAGAAATAAAGTAAATACTGAAAATAAAGCTAAGAAGCAAGAAGAGAAACAAGCCAAGGCAGATGCTAATGAAGAACAAAGAGTTAAATCACAAGTAGCAGATATGCTTAAAAAAGCTACACCATATGAACTTACACAATTTATGGTTGGTCAAGGACCTATCTATGAGACTATAGCAAAGTACAGTAAGTATTTTGGTTAAATTAAAAAGGGACCTAAAAAGGTCCCTTTTTAATTAGTTGTTCTTTTCCAAATCTTCAAGGTATTTTGACACCTTGTCTAAATCACGTTTATAGATATGAAGTGAATCACATATCCAGAATATTTTACCTGGTTTTAAGTCAGTGTATCTTTCATGTTTTAATGATTCATACATATGCTTATAGACAAACTGTTGCCATGCTAAATCATATCTTAAACCATACCAAATATCATTGCTTCTCATATGTACATGTAAATCTAGTTTATTATCTCTAATAATAAACATTGTGTAATTAGTACACATCATATCATACTTAGCATGAATATTATCATGGTATTCTTCATGTATATTAGGCCTTGTATAAATTATTATACCATGCCTGCTGTTTTTATTAAGAAGCAAATGGTTAAAGCATTTATTAAACTGTGAACCATTTTCAGAAGAATAGACACACCAACCATAATTTGAATTAATTGAACCATCATCAGCTGCCACATTATTCCAAATTTTATTTGTTTCTATTCCCTTAAAACCTTTAATATTTAGCTTCTGTGACTTATACCAATTAAGTTCATTTTCCAAGTATTTTTTATTAATACCTTCAATGTCACCTGTTGTTGGAAACTCCATCATTACGGGATGTAGTTCACAAGCAATAGATTCATCATCGCCATTCATGCTGGCCATACACTGCTTTAACAAATGTACATATACTAATGTTGTATCATTCATTCTTTTGCCTCCATTAATCATGTGTATCTTTATAACTCTTCTCAAAGAGTTTAGGGTCAAAGTTACCTTTTTTCATTTCTTCCCAAATGTCACCAGACCAATAACCCCAGTTAGGACCAACCTCTGCATCTACCTTCATAGGTATATGCAAGTCTTTATGAAAGCTCTGTTCCATATTATCTTTCAACTGCTGTGCTGCTTCAACACCAATCTTGTTAAAAGGTATTGAAATTACATTTTCATCATGCACAGTAATATGGAAAGGCAGTATATCAAAAAGACCATCTTCATAACATTTAAGCATAGCAAATTTCAATATATCTGCTGCTGAACCTTGAATAAGTTTATTGAGCATTTTATAAAGAAAAGTGTTTACCTTTCCAGTAGCTGGGTCATATTGTGGTTTAGGTTTGTGCTGATAGCGTCCACCTATTGTTTTAATATAACCATTTACCTCTGAAACTTTTTGTGCCCATTCAATGGTATCACGTATAACTGGAAGTCTAGCATGATAATCATTAAATGTTTTCTTTGAGAATGTGTCAATGTCCATTCCCTGTTCAGCAGCAAGTTTTTCAAAAAGAGCATAGTTCTGCCTTTTAGCTGTCTGCCATCCCATACCATAAATAACACCATAATTTATCTGTTTAATAATATGCCTGTTATTTATACCTGTTGCTTGCATAGCTACAGAATGAAAATCAACACCTGCTCTGCACTGCTCTCTGAACCATTCACCTTTAGGACCCTTTGCAAAATTAGCAAGCAAAAGATATTCAACCTGTGAATAGTCAAAAGCACCCATCATACAGCCTTCTTCTGGAATGAAGAGAGCACGCATGTCTTGACCAAATCTATGTCCATGCTGATGCTTACCATGAGCAGGGATATTCTGTAAATTTGGGTGTGAACAAGCAAATCTACCTGTAACAGCACCACCCTCTTCACGCTTATTTGGTGAGAATGTACAATGAATACGACCATCAGAAAGTATAGCCCTTGCCATATCACCTTCAAGGTATCTTGTAAGAAGAGTGTTATAATTCTTGAAGGTACTTATAGCATCTATTACTGGATGTTCAATACGTTCGAGAGCCAATGCTGACCAGCTTTCTGCACCTGTAGAGGTATACAGTGTAGAATGTATACCAAGTTCGTGCATACGTTGGCCAAGTTTCTTTGGACTAGAAACCATATCTGGTGTAATACCATAAGTTTCTCTAAGATTAGTTTCAGCAGCATCAGCATATTCATGTACTGTTTCACGTAACTGCTTAAAGGCCTTGAGGTCTATTCTTACACCACGTTTCTTCATATCTATAATACATGGTGTAAGTTTAACATCTACCATATAAGGTTCCATTACTTTTTCAATCAAAGATTCCTGTGCTTGATAAAGATACCATGTTGCCCTACAGTCCTGTAAATTGTATTTTATCATAGCTTCACGGAACTCTGGAAAATGTTCAAATAAGAATAATGAATGTTTCCAAAGGCCATCTGCTTTTTTAATTTTATAATTATATGTATCTGCAAGTGCAATTACTTCTGCTATATTTTCATCATACCATTTTTCAATGGTTTCATCCTTATTCTTTCCTTCAACTCTAAACCTCTTACAACATGAATCCAAATCAAGTTTAGCATATTCATCTATATATACCATTCTTGTCATTGTATCATGTAGTTCACCTTTATATGGAACGTCGTAGCCACAAGCTAACCAACCAAGGTCATATATACCATTATGAAAAACCTTCTTAATAGAAGAATCATTCATAAGAGGTATGAACTCCTTGAACCAATCTTCTGTAAATGGAATATAGGCCTTAGCCTTATAACCATCAAAGGTTCCTACACATAAGATACATGAACCATCATCATCTGGTGAATTAGAATCACGACATGCACCATCACCCATAGTTTTAAGATTAGGGTCATAGGTTTCAATATCTATTGCTACTAAATTCATTCCTCTACCTCCTTATTAATTCCTCCCAATATTTCTTGTAGCATAGCATCCAGCTGTTTCTTTATATTTTCTACTGCATCATGCAACTTTATTTCAATATGTGCAGTGTCAATCCAACCTATACCAGACTGCTGTTGTCTTCCTACTTTAAGTCCAGCAAGAAAATCATCTAGCCTAGTACAAGTTTTACAATGTATATAATTCCTACTTATATCATCTTCGCACTTATCATTACAGATATATTCTTCCGCTAGTTTTTCATCTGCCATTTTCTACCTCTAAATATACTGTATTTGTGTATCTAGATTCATGGGTCATTTGCAAATCCAGATAATAATTTGTAATCATCAAATATATTGTCAAATTCATCTCCACTCCCATTTAATACTTGTTACTGTTAACTGCATCCCTATACTCTTTTAATTTAATTTCGTATAGCTCATGGTCAAAATGAGGACACTTATGACATGAAGCAGGTGCCTCAGTACTTTTGCTTTCATACCAAGTATTACAGCAACCATCTATTCCTTGTCTACAGCAGCTATCCATTAAATAATTTTCATCAGGTATTTTACCAAGTGCTATTTTAATAGCATGCTTATATTCTGCTATAGGATAGTCGAGGTCATCAGGTTCTGCTCCAAGCAGGTCACAGCATGCTTTAAGTATATTTACTATTTTCATATTATTCTCCTTTTATAAGAGAGTATATTATGCCTATTATGCAAGCACCTAATATTAAGGTGCATAGACATAGGCACAAATCTCTATAAGAAATATTCTTCGGATAACATACTACACTTATCATTGCACATATAAACTTCTTCACTATATCCACTCCAACTGTGCATTGTCAATAATAGAATCATCATAGTGTTCATGCCTGTCAGCATTGAACCTATTACTCTCCCATTGTTCACATAGATTGTCTGCTGTAACTGTATTAATCTTACCATCAGCATGGGCTATCTCAATATTATCACAATTATACTTGTTGACATATATCTTTACAAACCTGTCTGCATCGACAGTGTAACGTGCTTCATGTATTAAGTGAAATGCTTCTGAGTTTCTACACATAATAACCTCCTGTGTACAAAAAACCGTCTGTTCAAGGCACAGACGGCTAGAAGCCTTGTAGAGAGGATAACTTATGTCAGAAAACTAATTCATCAGATTCCGCCGCACCACCAGCATCTGAATCAGAATCATTAGTAGACTGCTGTTTACTAGCAAGTAATTGCATATTCATAACATCAACTGTAAAGTCTACTCTTGTTGTTCCATCTTTAGCTGTCCATTCCTGCTTAGAAACTTCGCCATCAGCTGCAACAAGATTTCCCTTCTTAAAGAGATGTACTACCTTTTCACCACGTTCACCCCACATCTGAACTCTGATAAACAAAGTTTTCTTATAGTCACCAAATCCAGTGTTTACTGCAACTGATGCTTCCATTAATTTTGTACCTTTAGGTAAAGTCTTTATAACTGCATCAGCAGTTAGTCTACCTGTAAAACAAAATCTGTTTAAGTCTGCCATTAGTTACCTCCAATAACTAAATTATCACCAAGATTCATTTCTTTTTCTGTAAGTATACACTGTGGAAGTGTGCAACTTATAGGATGCTCATGCATGTTATAACTTGTATTAATAAGCACATGTTTATCATAAGCAGTTAATAATTTATAAGCAAGAGCATCAGAATTATAATCTACTACTTGTATCCTACAAGTTCCATTTCTATGAATAGCTTCTATTATTGCATCAAACAATGGAGTATTATTCATAGCAGTATCTATAGGTAAAGCAACAGTCATAAAGTAACAGGATTCCTTAAACTTATGGAAATCCTTAAATAGCAAAGCAGCATCTTCTACTCTTAGAACAGGAGCATAAGGCATAAAATCATTTCTATGCGTTACACTGTTTAATTTATCCTGTAGTATGTCATCATCTGCTCTAAAGATTGTAGAACGGTGCATAAGGGCACGAGGACCAAACTCTGAACGTCCCCTACAAAGGAATACATAAGGATTTTTATTCTTCATAAGCTGTGCTATTATAGAATAAATATTTCCCTCTTCCAAAGTATTAGAAGGCTCTGATATATTGATACCTGCATTGATGATATATTCTGGATGAAAAGTATTTGGTAACCTATGATATTTATTTGCTACATAGGCAGCTGCTCCCATAGCTGTACCTTCATCACCCATAGCTGGGGATATATAAACATGCTTATAGAACTGTCCAAAAAGATAGTTCAATGCAACATTACCAAAAAGGCCACCAGCAAGATATATTGAATCAGTAATTTCTATATCCCTAAGATTTTCTCTTAGGAAAGACAGTAGCTTATCTTCAACAAACATCTGAACAGCTTTAGCTATATAAGACTGCGTAAAATACAAGGAACTATTCCTATTGTCCAACAAGGTCTTTATAAAATTATAAATTGTTTTACGCAAAGCCAAGAACTTATCAAAGTCTTTTATAAATGATTCTTTGACCTGCTTCTGTTCATCCTCGTCTAATGGTAAAAGAAGTTTATCATTCTCATATATGTCATTCAAAAAATCATAAACTTTATATACCGATTCAAGGTGACATGAAGCCATAGTAAAACCAGTAGCCAAGCCTGTAAGTTTACCTTCATGCTGATGTTCCTTAAAGCCTAAGGCTCCAGTAGCAAACTGATATATAAGAGCAAGAGATTTACTTAAAGGAAGTTCAGCAACTACATCTCCTCTTATAATAAGCCTTGCAGATATGCCATCCCCAAATCCATCCATAGTAAGAACAGTCTGCTCTGGGTCATAACCATAAATAGCATAGGCAGAGAATTTATGTGCAGTATGATGATTTACTCTATAGACATTGGAAACTTTTATATTAAGTTCCTTTTCAATTATCTCTTTAAGTATTTCATCTTTTGCAGTACCATCAGTATTGAAAGAGGATAAATGCTCAATACCAAAAGAGCAATTCCAATATTTTTCAAGGTACTTCTTGCTTAATGGTTCATAATGAGAATAGGCAATTACCAATTCTTCATCAGTATCTTTATAAAAAGAATCCAAACATGCTTTAATGGCATTAATTGGAAACTTCTTTGTGTTCTTTTCTCCTGTAAGTCTCTCTTCACTAATGGACATAAGACATTCAGTGTCTTTCCATAAGGAAGCAGAAGAATTAAAGCTAAGGTTTAATCCTAGTATGAACATATTTCCTCCTTTTTTTGAAGTTCATCATAATAAAGAATCATAATGTCACAAGCTGCATGAAGCAGGTGACTTTCTCCAGATTCTTCATCCTTCTCCTCACCACTCCTCCATTTAAGAAGATGCCGCATAGCTGCTCCATAATCCTTATCATTCTTAAATGAAGTATCTTTCCATGACCCTTCATTATATTTCTTGGCCCCAAAAGTCAAGACCCTTCCCATGCCTAAAATAAACCTAGGGTCTATTAGTTCAATAGCAGGCTTATCAGTAATATCTTTATCCATTTTAATCCTCACATAATAAAGGCCTCCATAATAATTCTGGAGGCCTTTATTTAATTATTCTTCACTTTCAGAAGAAGCAGTAATCTGCAAAGTATTTCTCTTAACAGTATCAAGCTGTGGCTTAATATGGTCAACAAAAATATCCTTAGAACAGATTGTATCACGAATTACTTTTGTGAAACGTGTAATCTGCTTAGACGGCTGCTGTGGATTAGGTGCAAGTTCTGCAATAAGATTCCAACTGTAACCAAAAATTGGTGCCTGTTTACCTGCAATAATCTGTGAAGCAATCTGTGTGTTCCAAGCTTTACAAGTTCTCATTGAGCCTACTGTTGGATTAAAGTAAAGAACGCCATCCTCTGGGAAATCTGGAAGAATTACAGCATAGATAAAGAGTTCCTGTATCTCATTACCTGTTTCTGGATTGACCATCTTTGGAAAGCCACGTTTTCCTTTAGGTGGCATCCTTGTTTCAACAGGGATAGAATGTGGGTCATAGCGGCCAACACTTCTAAATGGCGGGTCAGCTTCACGTTCATTCCAAATAGTCCTAAAGTCCAATGGAATAACACGAATCATGTTACCATAATTCTTGTTAGAAGCACTGTTACGCCAAGTACCTGCTGGGTTTTCTTCTGATTCAGCTGCTGAATCTGGCTGTACCAGTGAAAGATAAGATACTGCCTGGTTCTCCTTAATACCTTCAAGGCCCATACCTTCCATGCCTTCCATAAAGCTCATGTCTTCTGTCACGAGTTCCTGTTCCTGTTCATGTGTCACCTGTTTCTTTGTTGTAGCCATCTTGCTACCTCCTTGTTATTTTTATCTCATTAAATGAGATTCTTAATAATTGAATTATATAATATTTTTTCTTTTCTAAAAAATATTATTTAATATATTTTATCAATTTTGTTTTTACAGACGGCAGAATATTATCCAAGCATAATGCAGTCATTTCATTAAGATTCAAGTAAACCCATCGTCCTAATATCTTAGCATTTTCAAGCATTGCTGTGGGAACTATTGCAATAAACTGTCCCTGGTTATATGTACTTGGTAAGTTATGCTTTTCTATAATAGTAAACTCTTCAATAGTAAATCTATTATCACTGCATACTCTTGATACCATTTTAGATACACCACCAGCTACATTGGTTATCTGTAAGTAACCAACAGGTATAAAAGGAAAAACCTGTATATTCTTAATTGGTGAACGAACTGGTGTGTTGGTAACACGATACTGAAAACCTGGTGGAACATCCTTATCTGTATGAATACCTTTTTTAATAGGGTAGCAGCCTGTACCAGATATATCAATATCATGTATTCTTTCCCAAAAATCTCTTGCTACAGGAATATATTCCTGTACTTTGGTTCCAAGTACCCATTCCCATAATGGGTCGTCATATAATTTAACATCAGGCATTTTTAATTTTCCTCCTTATCAAAATCTATAGCATCTATAGCTTCATCAATTTCCTGTATCAGTGCTGACCTTCCTCTTGAAAGCCAATACTGAATTTCATTCTGCTTCTTATAATTCTTCAAGCCATTAGGCAGAAGCTCCTCAAATACATTTTTATTTGAATAGCCCAAGCCCCTAAGAAGCCTATAAGAAGGAAAGAATAAACGCTGACGTTCACCATCATACTTAGAATCAGACCAGAATGTACCATCTATAATAGCACCAGCTGCTTCCATATATTCAGGTCTTGTTGGATATAGTTGTTTACTATGCGTTGATTCAAGAGCAGTCAAAGGTCTCTCTTTCCATTTTTCATATATAGGTCGCCAATTTAAGTTATAAACATTTGACCAATTTTCTTTTATAAGTTTTTGTGTTCCTAATACAAGAAGACCTTTATTAGCCGTTACCCTTTGTAATGTAAGAGGTGAACGTGTCAATCTTGCTGGGTCACAAGTTGATTCATCAAATATAAGTTTGTCACTTAAATTATTACATAACCAGCCATGAAGCCATCTATATTCATCCAATGTTGTTGGACTATCTTTAACACGAATAAGCAGGTGGTAAGACTTGCTTCCAGAGTATACTATCCTTGCTACTTTACCATCATTAAATAATCTCATAGATTCATTCAAAGCATATTCAAGTCTTTCCTTATATAGTTCTTCTGCTTTTATTTCAGAGCTGTCACCATACATAGATATATGGTCCTCTATTCTCTGCTTTTCAATTATCTGCTGCTGCTTAGTAGGAGTATCAGATTCCAATAAGAATGTGTCCATATACAAGCATGCTTTAGTTTTGTTCTTTAGTGTCTTAGTATCTTCTTTAAGTTCATTGACTGTTTCAAAGCATCCATTTTCATCCTTCATAAAGTTTTTATTTACACGAAACCTTTCTCCCTTACGTTCTAGTATATCCTGCTTTTCTGTTTTAACTTCCATAGGTTTAATATGACTGATATAATTATCCTGTTCTTCACCAAGAAGAGAGAACCTTGCAGCAGGTGCTGACCTATATCTGCCTGCTACTTTAGTAAATCCACCTGGTAGGGCTTCCATATTAGACATTACAACTATACCATATTCTTCTTTAAGCCATTCATTACAATCATAAAGACCACGTTCTACAACAGAATGTGCAAATGGTTTTTGTGTTCCAAGTTCATAGTATGCTAAAGGCTTACATACAGCAACAAAAGCATTTACACCTCTGAACTCTGGAACATATTGCATAGCATCTGTACATGGCATAATGTCACAAAGATGAAGGTCCTCAAGGTCAGTCACAATTTTCTTCTGTTCAAGTGAAGCCTTAATAAATGGTGCCAATGCTCTAGTAATATTTTCAATTTCAACTGCATCTGATGTACGTGGTAATGTAAAGCATTTCTTATAGGCAGCTGTCTTTGGAAACTCCCTAAGTTTAACATTAGCAATATCCTCACGAGAAAAGAGTTCATGCTTAAACTGTGCTATTAAATCCTTGTCTTCTATAAATGGTGTACCTACTTTATTAAAATTAGCATCATAACCATATAGTTTTGTAAAGACTTCATCAGCAAGGTCAGAAGTTTTACGCGTAAAATTGGGGTCTGATTCCATAACCATAAATCTCCTTTGGTCTTCACGGCCGTCGAACTTTATAGGTACGTCTTTATTCGTAGTCATTATGAAGTCCGTATAACTTTCCTGGTATATTGGGTCTACACCCTTCTGCTCTTTCCTTATAGTAGTCGCAGTAGCCCTGCTCTTTAGTGCACCAGCTGGGTTTCTCTTGTCCTCCAGCTCTTTCTCCTCTTGACATACGATAAGGGCATCTGCATAATCTGCGTTGAAACGGGCAGTCGAATCATACTGGTCTGAAACTATCACATTGTCTTTCCCAAATAGTCCCTTGCATATAACCTCCGCAAATGTAGTTTTACCAGAACCTTGAGCACGAGAAACTATAATTGGAACAATCTGTGTTTTTGTTGTTGGATATAGCAATTTAGCACGAAGCCATGCAAGTAAATGATAAGCACACTCACCTGCAATATGTTCAATATAAGTATAGATATGTGATGTATCTCTACCTGTTTCTTTAGCAAAGACTGGAAATGGTTTGGCTACATTAAAAGCATCCTTATCTTCATTATAAAAACCTGATGGTACAAAATAATCTCTATAATAAAGAGGCTTATGTATGCCATCAGATTGCTCACCTACTATATAAGCATTATCAAAATACTGAAATCCAGATGGATGCCAAAGACAATGCTTAACACTTTTACCATGTTGTTCCTTACAAAAAAGAATTGACCCATAATACTGTTCATACATAGCTGATGTCATTAATTCACCTTTATGTGAAACACACATAAAGGCTTTTGACATTTGGCTGTATACTATCTTATCAAGATGAAAGTCATGTGCACATTGCATAAGGTCTTCTATTGTCTCAAAGCCCTTATACTGATGCTGTGCCAATTCTTGTTGCATCACATTCATACTAACTAAAGCATTATTATATGTGATACCATAAACATTATCATAAATAGCCACAGCTTATCTCCAATCATTTAGGCATTATAATTTCAGCTGCTGATACTTCCTGGAAGTGTATACATTCTGGTATATCTTGAAGGTCAAACTGCTGTGGGCCATCAGACAAACCTAGACCAGATTTAATAAATGATTTAAGAGACTGCGTATTAACATCATTATTCTCAATGAAAGGTATGCCTGCATTAGTAAGTTTACTAATATCATCACTAGCTACAGATGCAGTCTTTTTAAGAAGATGCTCTCCATTATGTTTCTTCAACCATTCATAAATCTTTTTACGGTCTTCTGGATTTTTATTAGGCTGACAATAAAACTTATGAGTAACAGACAAAGTACCACCAGAAGAAAGAGTTATACTATCCACACCACAAGCGTGCATCTGTGCAGGAATAATAACATTAGCAAAGTGTTCATAAGCCTTCTTTGCTTTATCAGCTTCCTCTTCTGCAAGAAGCTGTTTCATTTTAAGTTCCTTCAAATGCTCACCCATTTCTTTAAGTTTAGAAAGAACCTGTGCATCAGCCTGGTTAATTTCAAGATAAGAGTAGTCCTCATTATTTTCCATAGTTTTCCTCCATATACTTCTTGAAACTATCAGCATAGTGCTGATTAGTTTCCTCAAGTGTTTTATTAAAATAATCCATAAAAGATTTTACAGTAGCATCAACTGTTTCCTTAGTAGATTTTTCTGGCAGTATACTTAATATCTTTACTATAGAATCTACCAAGGAATCCATTGCTGGTTGCAACTGCTGCTTGATTAAATTTCGGTCAACAATCAAATATAAACCTCCTTAGATATAATTTATTATATTGATAATCAATATAATAAATTATATCATCTATTTGAAAATGATTAAATTATTATTTAATTATTTTTTTCAGACCTCCTTTTGTTCTTCTCCATTGTCTGCATAAGAACTTCCTCAATTTTAATCTCATTCTCTGAACATATAATGAGACAGCATGTAATAATATCACCAAGTTCACTAGCAAAAGCTGGCATATCATCTTTTGCATAGGCTTCTGTTGCTTCAACAACTTCTGTAGCTGTATGCTTTAGTATACCAAAAGTATCAATAGGCTTACTTATATCAAGATTATTTCTTTTCCTAGCAATAATATAATCCTTATCTGCAAGTTCCTCCAAATCTATCATAATTATACCTCCTTATCTTTTACTATAAATATGATATTCAACAATATAGTCATCTGAAATTTGAGATGTCAATGTTGGATAATGCAATGCACACTGTTCATAAAGAAATCTTTCCCATTTTTTATTATTACTTATAGCTGTAGCTGATTCCTTTATAAATGTCAAAGCATCTGAATAGGTCATAAAGCATATAACATAATCCCTTTTAAGACAAGTATCAATTACAAGTACAAAGTAATTATATCTTTTATACAGGAATGAATTATCAGTCAAAAGGGATTGTGTTTCTTCTGGGTAGTTATCCAGACCAAAAGGTACTGTGCTTGAATATTCCATTATATCTGTATAGGCAAATGGAACAATAGCAAAACTACTTATACTTGTAATAAGCAGCATGATAAGTGATATAAAAACCTTCTTCATAGTATTACCTCCTGTCAAACTTCTGCTCAAATTCTGCCTTGTCACGGACAAAGAACATCCCATCCCTATAATACACGACAACATGTGTACCATCACGTTCATTGGTGCAATCAATAGCATCCTCAATAATTACATGATAGATGTTACCTGTCTTCTTATGCACTGCATCTTTATTGCAGTCAACTGTTATTGGAAGCATTTTAATTCCTCCTGTTAAATATAAACTCTCTCCGATAAATTCAACTATTCTTTTTTCTTGTCACTGTCTTCATCAAGCAATGACCCCATCATCTTGAACATGATAAGCTGGCTCAAGTCAATAGAGCCACTGTCAAGCATCTGGAGCAAGAGTACCTTTTCAAGTGACATATCTCCATCCTTATCAAGTGCAAACTCATTAATGAGCTTGCTCTTAATAACATCTGATACCTGAAGTGGCTGACCATTAGTCATCTGCTGCATAAGAAACAGCTTACCAAGGTCTGCATCTCCATCTTTCATAATTCCCTTGAGCATTTTCATGCTCAACACTGTCTTAAATGATTCATTTACATTAGCCATAGTATAACCTCCTTTGTCGTCATTAGGCTTGACACAAGTTATATTTTCTTTTACTGACTGTTCTACAACAGTAGTACCATTAGGGATATTACTATACAACTTTCTTAAATCTTGTATACTAGGATGCTCACAATAGCAGAAATCCCAGAAACATGCAGATGCAGATTCATAATGTCGGTCTGAATCAGAAAAGCATATGAGCCTAGAATTAAAATAGTCTTTATTTATAAGTTCTAATTCTTCATATATACCACTATAATCATCAGTGCATCTCGCATTATTGCTCTTTAGAAATTCTCTAAAGGCATATAAGTTTCTTACATCTCGAAAGAGAATAAAATCCTGTGCATCGAATATACAGTATTTTCCTGTCTTAGAGTATATCATATCATATTACCTCCTTTACATCCTTCTCACGAATGTATTCCAATAAGTTCTTCTTCATAGCAATAGCGTTGATAATTGTATCATCAACGTCTGCTGCTGAATAATCAATATAAAGACACGTGTGTGTCTGACCCATACGGAATGTTCTGAACTCTGCCTGCTGCCTTACCTCCATACTGAATGTATTAGAATAAAACAGTGTAGTATGTGCTACCTGTAAATTAAAGCCACGTGAAATCTTGTTACTATTAGCTACAAGAATGTCAAGCTTGCCTTCCTTAAAATCATCAATGCCACCAACTACTTTCCATCCTGTGAACAGTCCAGTCCTGTAGCCAGCTTTGATACACATATCATATATCTTAGCAGCCTCAGCACTGTAACGTGTCAAGATAAGTATCGGCTTGTCAATCTCTGCTATGTCATTCATAAGTGCATCAAGCTTAGGATTACTGTCACCAAGCCATACAACTTCATCTGGCATAACATCTGTTTCAATATCATTCCAAAGTGGTGTATCATCATCAATCATAGATTCAAAATCTATTTCCTTATGACCCATGATAAATCCAGAACTTATCTGCTGTAAGCGTAATGATACAATCAATTTATTTGTAGCTGTTGTAAGATAATCATTATACTTAACAAGATAATCTTTTTTCATATTATCATAAGCAGCCTGCTGTGCAGGTGACATACCAACTTTACGAACTATATATTTTACAGGTGGCATGTCCACACAGTCAGTAAGTTTTTTGAATGTTGCTACAACATTTAGTTGTTCACGTAATTCATCAGCATGCTTATAAGGTCCCATGAACTTGTCTTGATGCTTGATTGTCATATAAGTATCTTCTGTTACACCAAAAGTATTATATGCTGTTCCATAGTCTTCACAATCATGTACACCTTGCCATGTCTTTTCAGTAAGCAGAACCTGTATATCTCTTGGAATACCACCAGCCATTACATTCAATTTGGTAAACATACCATAGTATGAACGGAATGAATAATAGTTCCTGTTAAAATAATTAGGCTCAACAAATTCCATGATAGACCACAAATCAATTGGACCATTGGTGACAGGAGTACCTGTCAAGACAGCACGCACAGCAGTATTTGGTTTCTTAGTATTTGCTATAATTCTCTTGCCTTTATGCAGCGTATCATTAAACTCATAGAGCAGTCGCTGACTACGTTTACTGTCATGGTTCTTGATAACAGTGGCTTCATCAATAGCAATCATAGTATTATGTTGATTGCACCATTGCACTATTGGTTCCCATTTATGTGGCGTGCTGAATGTATCAACATTGACGGATATGAATTTGAATGTGCCCTCATGTTCAAATGGATATAGCTCTGGCTGGCCACCACGTCCACCAACACACTGTGCTTCAAAATCTACCTGTAATTCCTGCCACATGATACCATCATGGTCTTTATCTACGCCGAAGACAAGTTCATCAAACCACTGTCGATGAACATCATTAGGAGCAACAACAAGCAGAGCTTCTATCTGTCCTGCCTTATACTTCTCCTGTGCTATCTGTAATGTAGTAAATGACTTGCCACATCCCATCTCAAAGAACAGTGCTATAGCGTTCTCTGTTTTGTATCTTTCGATTGCTTCCTTCTGATGTCCAAAAGGTACAAGGTCTGGGCGGTATTCATCATGGAATATAAGCATAGGCATACTGGCATGCTTACGCTTAATGGGTGCAGAAGACTTAGTTGAATGTATGACTGTCTGTATAGGATGCTGGTCTTTGTTCTTATCTGCTATATATGCAGGACAAAAGAGAATACCCCTCTTACTTTCCTGCATATAATCACAGAATCCAGGGACATCACCTTCACCTTGGCCATCCCAATGCTGACAATTCCAGCATCGCTGATTAAAGCTCATTGCTTTCCTCCTGTATATAAGCATTTAGATTATTAAGAATCATATCCTCAACTTCATTATAGAACATGTTCTCAATATCATCTGTTATATCTACTGATTGCTCTGCGCCATCTTCATCTACCTTAGTAACATCTGTTAACTTAAATGATTTACATTCAAGCTCTTCCCATGGTGGGTCACCAGGGTCACCATTAGGTCTATACATAGAACCCGAATCAGAATCATAATCAAAGATAGCTTTTACATAACCATCATATTCCCATCCTTCGCTATCACAAGTTGTTATAATATCATTGATTTTTATAGTCATTACATTACTCCTATGTTTATAAGTTCCTGTTTCATTGACAGGTCAAGTGGATGATAATATGTATTTGTCCTTGTATCAACGACAAATAGTTTATCAGTAACATAGCCTGTAGTAAAGCTATGTATACTATAAGATATGATGGACAAGTGATGTCCACCTGTCTCCTTACATCTTGCAAGGATGTCATTGAAGGCATTCCACTTTGCCTGCGACGGATTATTATAGCAGTCATGTGGATACTGTGTTCCCTTCATACTCAGTGTATGTATGTAATCAAACCAATGCTTCTCCATCTTCTTAGTAAGTTTTTTGCTTGCCATTATATTTCCTCCCATTCTTTGGCTGGTGCTGTTACATGACAGTAGTCACATCTTATTTTACCATTACTGCCATGAATCCTTTTGCGGTGTACTGCTTTAAGACAATAAGGACACTTGAATACATGCTTCTGTGCTTCACGTTTACCCCGTACCATGAGGTAACAGTAGCGATATACTTTATCCCTACCAACCTTGAACGGAAAATCAGTGTCCTGTGAAGCAGTTACTGTTACCACGTGGTTAGCAGCTACTTTATCTAGCAGCTCACGTATTGAATTACCAACACAACAAACTGCACCCTCCAGCCACTTTGTATATACACAGTGTATCTTACGTGCGTCTATACTCATACTTCCTCCATAAAAGCCAGGTTCTTATATGTTTCTGGAACTATATATCCATCATCAGTAAGTTTCCAAGGAGCAATACCAACATCAAGATTAGTACTACCCTTATCATTTGCAGCATGCTTTGTATGAAAAGCATGCCAGTATATCTCTGCTGTGTCCTGTCCTATCTCTTTAAGGTACTCCTTGACAAGTAAATTGATATGCCTCAAGTCTATTGCTATCCCCTCTTTAATAGCTTCTATCCTTTCCTCTTTTTTTGCTTCTATCATTTTTTCACTTATCATTAACTTTCCACCTCATAAATTATATCCTCAAACTTTTCATAGGCATTTGCCAAATTATCCTGGTCATTAGTATCATCAATAACACTAGGTATACATTCCTCACCTTCCTTGGCCAGTGTCCTTACTGTCATAAGCTTGTCACATGCTTCCTCGTAATCATCTTCCATGCAGAACAAATTATCATCCTTAACAAGGACAAGTTCCCTGCTTTCAACTTCTTTATATATTTTATCAAGTGTACTGCCTACCAACTCTTCAGCTTCAAGATAATCCAGGTAAGGAAAATCATCCATCATCTTCTGCTCAAGCTCATGCTGCAAATCTTCAAACACCTCGCGAATATCATATCTATCTATCATAGTAGAACCTCCCTAAGTTTCAACTCACTGAACTCCTTGTGAGTATATATCCTGCTAAATGATGCAAGCAAATCTACATCATTGTTCTCATAGAATTTATCCATTGGCACACAGACCACACCGTCTATCATGCCAACAAATGTCCAGCACTTTTTCTTTTGAAATGTACCTTTATAATACTCAAGCATCCATGCCTGCTGACCAGGACGCCATGGCACTTCAAGAATCAGTGGCACATTCTTCTTAACAAACTTACATTCAATCCATCCATCAGTTCCATGACCAACATAATAGATGTCAGGTATGCCCACTGATGTGCCACCAGATTCTATTCTTGTTGTCTTGAAACCTTCATCATGTAATTTGTTGAGAAGGTATCTTACAAAGCTACGTTCATTAGACCATTGCACTTGCCTTCACCTCTTCATATGTAACAGGATGCATGCCTTCTATAGTCGCATTACGTATTGCGTCAGCCAGTTCATCGGTATATAGTATAGCTGTGCTATTACCTTTTCCAGGGACACTCTTTACTTTGTATGGAACAATGGTCCAGACTATTTTGTTATCCTGCTTATTTGCAAGATATGGCAAGTAATACTCATAACCACCTGGTGCTGTAGATTCTATCATTGTACATACATATCCATCATCTGTTATAAAGCAGTTGTTTTCATCCAAGTATTTGTAACGTTTTTCAGGTTCATCCTCAATCATATAGTCCTCTGGTAATGCCATACCTGATTCCATAAGACACTGTAAATCATCTTTATCACCTTTATTACATGCTGTGATTACATCCTCAAAGCGTTTTGCTGCAATCTGTTTTGCTTTATCCCAGTCTATTTTCATGTTACCTCCTATCGATTATGTCTTGTATATGGTTGATTAGTCCATTGATTCTGCGGACTAATTTCTACTGAATCATTTTTGCATTTAGCATGTTCCAGTACAACATCCTTAATAAGTTCACCCCACTTTGAATTAAGAAAGCTGGTATCATTTTCAAATAAGCCACGAAGATAAATCTCTGCGGCTAGATTTATATAAGCATCTTCAACACTACAATTAACCCCCCTTAATGATGTAGAATCTTTTGTTCGTGACATAATGTTTCCCCTATTTTATAACTTTAAGGTGCATTAGTAGACCTATAATAAAGCAGACTACACCACCGCCAACAAAAAGTATAAGCAATCCTATTATACCAATGTTAGTTTTAATATGTCTGTCCCTTACAATCTTATGTGAAGCTGCTTCATGTGTATAAATATTATCAGCTAATGAATTAACCTTTAATTGGTCACATATAGCCAATTCATTTAAGCACTTTTGAAGCATCTGATGCTTTTCACATGAGACACAATCCTCTTTTTTACATGTTTTATATGAATAAAGACCCATTAAACATTCAGCCTGCGCCTGGGCTAATGTTGATAAGTTTTTATCATGCTCAGTTCTCTGTTCAAACACAAGATAATCACTATTATGATTCATACTTGTGTTCATATTCATGTTACGATTAAAGTTATGATTAAAATCTATCATATCAACCCCCACATAATAGAACAACTAAAGCTGAAAAGAGAAATATACCAACAAGCATACCACCAATAACCATTAAAGCTATATCCATGTGACCTCCAAGATATAAAAAAGGCCTGCAACTTGTTGAAGGTTGCAGGCCAACAGAAGGAATAATATAAGTATGGAAAACTTATGCAGATGGAAGTGCCTTGATTGTGTAGGTGATATTACGTGGGTCATCGGCCGGTGTAGTTTCAATCACGATACCTTTTTCAGCCCAACGCTTGTTGATATAATATTCAAGCTGTGACTTACCTTTGAAGGTCTTCTCCATGAAGTCCTTGAGTGTAATCTTATCACCAACTTTTGGTGTGTTACCAAAAATCTTAGTGAAGAGACTTGCTGTAGAAGCATGCTCAACAGATTCATCAATGAAGAACTGCTTTTCATCTGCATTAAGTTTATCCCAGAAGCCCTGTGTCTTGAGCTTTTCAATAATCTGTGCAGCCTTCTTACGACGGTCAACAGCCTCAGCCTTCTTTTTCTCTGACCATGCTTTTGCTGATGCTGCCTTAGCTGCTTTCTTATCATCAACAGTCTTATCAGCTGGAGCTGCCTTATTTACAACTGAAGCTGTGTTCTGTGATGCCATTGGGTCAATGTTCTGTGTCTTGTCTTTCATAGGTTCTACCTCTTAATAAAAATATTTTGATTGTATTATTCAATCATTGATTTTATTATATCATAAAGAGATAATAAAATCAATTATTAAATAATATATTTCAATCAAAAAGATACACCCTTGAAATTATGAATATAATAAAATCATTTTCATTCTTTCATTTATCTATTCAATAGAATGAAAATCAATTAAATTTTTTCTCTATCAAAATAGAAAATTAAAAATAGAATCGATTTTATTATATTGATAATTTCAAGGGTGTTCCTTGTAAACTATTGCTATACTAAATGCAACTTCTCCATGCTATATAAAGAATCCTCTGCTACCAAAGTAAACTCATCATCTATCTGTGATAAGAGTTCAGACAGCAGTGATAATAAACATATATCCTGCTTTAATTTACACCTTAGAACAGTTGCTGAGTTCTTTGTCTTGTATTTAGTATCATTACCAAGTGTTGCTTTATACTTTTTTTCCTTAATTCTTATTGCTGTTTTAATGAGCAGCAGAATATCTTTTGTATTAAAAGTCATAATACTCCTCCAGTATTCTAACCCAAGGTATCACATTGGGTCTGTCTTTTTCAGGTTTACCATCCTTAATCCATTGATGAACCACAGCTTCTGCTATTCTCTTGACAGCATCTTTGCTATCTCTAGACAAGGATAACTCAGCAGCAGTATAATCCCGTTCTTTTAATGGTTCATCTGGATTTTTCCTGGGTCTACCTGCTTTATTCCATTGCATCAATGAACTCCTTCAATGAACTGATGAATGCCTGACTAATATCCTTCTTACTGTAATATCTTTGCTGAAATATTTCATCAGCAACTAAGATACCTTGATTTTCTATTAGTTCAGCAGCAAGATGATAGAAAAGTATAAGCAAACTGCTATCATCAAATTTTCTTGGAAGGCCTTTCCAGGTTTCCTGCTTCATGTCAATAAGATACCCAAGAAACTTGGGCATTATCTCATTAAGCTCATCAAAGTATTTATTGAAGAAATCCTGCCAGTTACCGCAGAGAAACTGGTCAAGAAAATCATTGACTATTTCAACCGTTTTCATTCAGTACCTCCTTATGGATGTATCTCCAGATGTTCTGCATCAATATTAAGATAGTCTAAATGATTATTATATATCAATTTGCCAACGACTCTTATTATTTTTCCTTTAAGGTCCCAGCTATCTATATTATAAATATGTTTTGTAGTCACACCTATACATACTGGTGGACCTTTTATTGAATCATGTTCAATAGCAATCCATTCATTATCCTCTGTTACATCTGTAACTTTTCCTTCAATAATTATCTGATTCAACTGCTGCATATCAGCCTCCTATATAGAGGGACAGTGCCCTCTCCTTGAATTCCTTTGCAGCATTATTAAAGAATACTGCAAGACCAATTTCATGCTTGTGATAATATGAAAGTGCAAGTCTCTCACATCTTTCTGCTTTTGCCATAAGTTCCTGGTACTTTTCCATGTGTCTCACCTCACATAATAAAATTAAACTCTCTCCGATGTAATGTTATACAGACTTGATTGCTTCTACTATCTCCCAAGCAGCAGCAATCCTTTCCTCTTTTGAGAGTTCCTTATCAGTTACTCTTGCATAAGAAGTAATCCCTTCTTCGAGGGAGCAACCATATTTAGCTTGTCCCTTATACTTTTTTTCTAATGGGCACTCAGTACATGTGACTTTATTTTTTTCAACGCCCATAAAAAGATGGCACAATAAGCAGTTATCAAACCATTCCAGGTCATGTTTCCTAGCAAATTTATTCTTGCGGTCAACAACATCAACATAATCCTCATGCTGTAATGCTATGATAATATCATACCACATACAGAGTGCCAGTTTCTTTTGACATGCAAAATCATTAAGCCTTTCATCAATCATAACTATTCTCCTATAGATACAGGTAACTCTTTTATCACTGCTATTATCTCATCACAAGCTTCAACAGCAGTCTTCTCATCTATATCATAACTAATTATTCTGCTCCATGGAGTATCTTCCTCACAAGAACAACCATATGATGCACTATCCTTGTATTTTTTAGATAGCGGGCATTCTGGACATATAAGTCCATCATAACAACCATCTACTATATGAGGATGCAAATATATATCACATAGCAAGCAACAATTTTTCCATTCTACGTCTGGATGATTATGCTTCAACCATTTATTTTTTGTATCTGTAATACTATATATTGGTTCATGCTGTTCTATCTGTACCTTTATATACTGCCACATTTCAATGGCAATCTTTTTCTGTTCTTCCATGCTAGTCATACTCCAAACCTCCTATGATTTTGTGCTATACACCAAGCCTGTCCAGCAACAATACCTAAATTGAATAAAATATTCTTATTCAGGCGTCCTTTATGTACATAATCCATTGCCAATTCATATGTAGCATCACTATATTTGTCAATGGATATATCCTGTTCTACATACTGTAGTGCTAGTTCATTAACTTGTTGAAGATACTTCATCAATGTTATCTCCTATAGATACAGGTAACTCTTTTATCACTGCTATTATCTCATCACAAGCTTCAATAGCTGCTTTCTTGTCCTCTTTATAGTTGACTATTCTAGCCCATGGGGTATCCTGATTATAAGAACAGCCATAAGAAGCTTGTCTCTTATACTTTTTAGACAATAAACAGTTTTGGCACTTAAAACCTATGACACAGTCATCTACTATATTGGGATACATATAAATATCACAAAGTATACACTCACATTTCCAATGTATCTTTGGATAATTATGCTTGAGCCATGTCTGTTTTGCCCATGTAATATTATAAAATGGCGTGTCATTTTCTATCAGTGACTTTATATACTGCCACATTTCAATGGCAATCTTTTTCTGTTCTTCCATGCTAGTCATTTTCTGTTCTTCCATGCTATTCATTTTCAAACCTCTTTGCTACTTGTACTATGCTCCATTCCTGTCCAGCAAGGAAGCCTAAATCAAATAGTGTTGCTATTGGTAAGTCTTTTTTGTGTATATAACGTAAGGCTATTGCAGTTGCAGCCTTATTATATTTAGCAACATCCTCATTTTTATTTACGTACTCTTTTGCAAGCTTATTTAATTGAGTACTATATTCAAACAACGACAATACTTCATCCATCAATGAAACCTCCTATCATGTATAAAAAAGTCACATGCTTTACGCATGTATTTGGCAACCATCTTTTCATCCATAGTAGCTGAATCAGAAAGCATAGTATCTGTACACTTGTTATAAAGTATATGTATAGATTCCACAGTTTCTATATTGTTATGCATACCTGCTATTTCATTTTGTAAGTACTCAAGCTGTTCCTCTGTACAATCAAATATAAGACATTCTGCTTTATGATTAGTAATATACCAGAAAACAGACCAAAGCTGTCCTGTAACTTGATGCTTGTATACAATCTGTACACGTTCCATCAAACCTGGAGTAGGTTTAGAGCATACCTGCTTAATTTCATGTGCCTTTATGAGTTTCTTTAGTTCCCTTCTGTTCATGCTGACCTCCTCAATGATGCCATATAGTTACTCACCTCAATAAAACTGAGACAAGCCATCAAGCTATTAAACATAGCTAATATCTTTCCATCCTTGAGGACGGTAAAGAATCTTCCATCACATACTATTTTCATAGCGTTCTCCTTCGGTATCTTAGTACCGTGTCAGCACACTGCTCATATCAATGTGCTGGACTGTATTAAGATACTACTCTATGTAGTTCCCATTGTAGTAGATACTTGCTGGAGTATCATCTGCTGGTTCTGCTCCAAAACCGCAGACATCCATCAGATACTGCTGGATTGGCAACAGGTCTGTAATATCATTGCTGTATATTACAAGCCATTCATTGCCACCAGCAGGCCCATAGTGTGTGTATTCAAAGTAATCAGCGCCAGTACAGAGTATCAATAAGCCAGCAGCAATAGTAGCTGATGCTCTATCTTCAGATGGACTATTACTAGGTGAACAGTCATCATATAAACAGACATCAATGTCCATCAAATACTTATAATTCTTACCTTTTTCATTAGGCCATCTGAGTACTTCAATCTCATACTCACGTTCTTCATTGTGCCAGTTCACCTTTACTTTCTTTGTTTCTTTCATTCAGTACCTCCTTAACAGGCCTTCTTGAAGAAGTCTATGGCATCATTCTCCCGTGTGAATGACCGAATCATCCGGCCATCCCGTTCAATGATGTATGAGCCAAATCTACACCACAATTTAATGCGATGTGCTCCACTAATCTTTACATTTATAAGCATGCTATACCTCCTTAGAACTGTGCTGAGTCCAAGTCAATGAACTCATTGAGTGTTCTAATGTCAAAGTTCTTGTAAGCTTCTTCATAAGACATACCTGCATCTTCAAACATGCTGATAATATCATTGATTGCATTTGCTGTTACTTCATTGATGTAGTTATTATACCTATAAAAAGCATCAAAATCATCAGGTGATGGAGGAACTATGCCCTCTTCTTCGCAGTATCTTTTTGACATCATGCAGACGTAATCGAAGACGCTATCATAATTGTCTTTAACAAGTTCCATCTTTTCCCATTCCATCATAATCATACCTCCATGAACTTCTTAAAAGCAAAATCATAATCACTATCTCTAGCAATTATCTCACCGTTCCAGGCTACTTCAAAGCCTGTGTCCATCTGCTTGAGGGTCACGATATTGCGACCCACTTTTCTTGCATTTATCAGCATAATTACTCCTTCGGTATCATAGTACCGTGATGGCAGACTGCTCATATCAATCTGCCACACTGTGCTACAATCCCATAATCTCCTTGTATGAGGAGATAAGAACCTTGTCTTTTTCAGACTTGAACCTTTCTTCAAGGCCGAACTTTACAATCTTCGGCATCAAAGTCTTGATAGGTTCTCCAAGCTTCTCCAGTTCAAGGTCACCCTCCGGCAAGGAAGTCAGCCATGGGTCCTTAGCCTTATGCCTAAGGGATTCAACCTCTGCCAGCAGGTCTTCCTTGCAGCCAGCCTTCTTGAGTTTCTCTAAGATTGCATCAAGCTTTATGTCATGTTCGTCTGGCTTTGTGCTTCTTGGTGTACCAGTTCCTTTTGATGCTTTCTTGGTTTCATACTCATGCTTCTTTTCCTCTTCGGTCCAGAAGCTGAAAGCAATAAGGGTAACTGTACCATCACTGTGGATGCAGTGAGGCAGTGAGTACTCCTTCTCCGGTCGTGGCGTTTCCGGACTAAGGAACTCACCTGTCTTAATGTCACGATAGTAAGCACCATTGTTTGCTTTAAGAGGGATATTCTCCTCAGAACCATACCTTTTGATGAGTGCATCAATATTCTTTGCCATAATAGGTCTCCTTCGGTATCATAGTACCGTGATGGCAGACTGCTCATATCAATCTGCCACACTGTGCTACAATACTTATGGGTCTAGAGAAACTAGAAGAGAGACAAGATGTATTTTCCCCAGACCCACTGGACATGAATCTTTCGGCAACCCTAACTTGACACTAATCTCGAATGAATCGGGATAGCGCGATGATTCTATCATCGGTAGAAAAGATTAGATAATCTTTATTCTATCTTTTAGAATATAAATATATTCTTTGAGATAGAATTATCTAAAAGAATTATCTTTTATCTTTTTGAGAAAGAATCTTTCTTTTCTCTTTCGATGATTTGAATATATCATATATCATTTAATTTAGATAATTAATGTACTTTAACACGCACAGATTTATTTTACCCGTGAACCTAGAAAAAACCCGAAGGATGTGTGCAACTAGATGCAAGCATAATGAGCAATGGTGAACCTACATCCAGATTCTCGAACGTGCGCAGTGCTACTAGAAACAAGAACCTGGCTTCTCGAATGTAGAACAGGAACAAGAATCACGAAATTATCAATATAATAAAATTGTCCCGGAAAATTGAAAAATCAATTTCATTCCCCAAATATTGATTTTGTATAGAAATATCTATACAAATTTCATTTTTTCCCACCGAAATTAAAAAATGAAAATACAAATGAAATTATTATATTGATAATTTTATCTATTAGCTTTACAACAGTAGGTCTGGCCTATTGTTGTTCATGCCATGCTAAAAAGAATCACATTTCAAGACTTTGATTTTTTATATATTGACAATTATGTTCTTATATAATATGATTCCAAAATAGAGGTGGTTGTATGATTGACATTAAATGTGAGACACCAGATACTTTGAAGCTGACTGATATGAAGCCCTTTCAAGGAAACTTGAAGAAGCGTACAATAAACAATATTAAGCAGTTGGCTGAAAGTATAAAGAATGATGGCCTATTGATGCCTTTTGCAATTTGGCATACAGAAGGTATTAATTATCTTTTGGATGGTCATGGAAGGCTTGATGCACTTTATGAGCTACTTGTTACTGACCCAAGTATAGCTGAACAAGATTTTCCTGTACTTTATATACATGCACTTACTGAGCAGGAAGCAAGGCAGTCTCTTTTACAGATAACTTCAAGTTATGGTCACATAACTAAAGAAGGTGCATTGAAGTTTTGTGCATCCATTCCAGAATATAAAGCGCCATCTATAAACAAGTATGTTCATAGGAAACCTCATAGGCATGAGGAAAAAGTAAAGGATTCATTTACTAGGATTCATATATCAGTGAAGACTGAATATGTTGATAAGGTACTTGAATTATTTAAGCAGTTTGAATATATAAGGGTACTTAAATGACAGATGAATGGGAAGAGTTAGAAGATAAAAGAGACCTTACCAAACTAAATGTAGAAGATACATTGTCTCTATCCACACATATAAAAGACATTCTCTTAAAGCCAGCTGATGAAGATAGGCTCATTGAACCAAAAAATGTAGCACAGATTGAATTACCAGAATATGAATCTATATATGAATTAGCTAGTAAAGATGGCTATACTGTAAGTGAATGGGTACATAAAGACCCCCATTTGGCCTTACGTAAAGCTGAAATGGTTTGTTCTAAGTGGGATAATCTTTTAACTATGGCAGCTATTACAGGTTGTCTTACTCTTCCCAATGATAAGGGTGACCTTGAAGATGTTACTGTAACAAAGAACCAGACTAAGCTCATTGAACTTCGTGTAGCATACGCACATAAACAGCTTGAAGAAATCAATGAACTTATACTTATAGATACAAAAGACACTGATAAAAGATTTGAAGCCCTTGAGCGTTCCATGTATAGAAGGGCATTGCATGGTGATACAAGACTTTCAATTTACTTGCATGATAGAGTTGAGGGTAGACCAGCTGAAACAAAGCAGCTTGCAGTTAATGTTGATAACTCTTATGAAGTCTACATGATTATTAAGACCCTATTTGATAAGCAGCTTGAGGTTCTTAATTCTGGTTCTGGTGTCAAA